AAAAACAGCTCAGAAAGTACTCCTGCAGCAGCTCAATTTCGAAGTTTGGAAACCTCAGAATTTCACAAGTTTGAGTCGATTTTTGTGCGAAATCCATCAAAAAAACGAACTCAGACCGTCTTCACAAGACTGAACAGAGTTTCAAGTCAAAACTCTTGTTAGCAGGGGTTTTTCACAAAAAGTGAGTGGAAAACATGTGTTCAAACCGAAAGAGAGCCTACGAAAACGGACTGCTGGAATCCAACCAACCAAAGAGAGCCCGCAATGCCACGGGTTCGGCGCCGGAGGGTCGCGGAGAGATCCTCACAACCAAACACCCACCCCCGCATTAGAGGCCCGGAAAAAAACCCCCTCACTTGTGAATAGCCCGATTAGCGGGGGTTTTACGAAAGTTCGCTATTTACGGACTTCTCAATTCGGCCCAACCGACACAACCGCCCCGCAACGTGCTGACCTCGACTATACTCGGCGTAGCCGAGTCGGTACCGCCTAGTTGAAAGGCGTAACGACGAGGCGGCGGCGGGGGCCAACCGGCGCGGGCGCGAGTTAACATTCATCGCATCCCCGGCCCCGTTCAATCGTAGGCTTCGCCCTAGCGGTAGCGCCGAGCGCGCCAAGCAAGTGAAGCGACTCGCTGAGCCAACAGCGAGGGGTACGGCGATTTGTGATGCCTATCGACCCCGAAGCGAGTCGTCAAAGCAAGCCGAACGCGCGAGATTTCATCAATTAGGTGCGGAAAGGTCAATTCCTAGGGTTTGAGAGCCAGCCGGGCTATAACGACGCAAGCCCGGTACTTGGGCAAAAGGTGAGATGCCGAGTCGCCCCGTTACCAAACGAAAAGGACAACGTCAATTCGTTACAGCTAACTAGCATGAGGCGGCCGAGGTTGGGCGATTCAACCGCGTAGTACCAACGGAAGCCAAATTAGCGAGGGAACCAAGACGATGCGACGCCCCTTCGTTTGGTACGTAGGTACCCCTCCTATGGCTGAAGGCAGCTTAACAAGTAACAAGCTGCCATCCGGCGTCGCCCCAAGCAAAGCAGCGCAAGGGGCGGCCCCGTAGCCGCTCGGCGATAAGTTCATGAAGTTACAGAACATGACAGAACAAACGAGCCGCTACGGGGCCGCGCAGACCAGCCGGTCGAAAGGCAAGCCAAACAAGCCAAAGGGGGTAGCATGTACGGTTCAATCCGTGCGCATCAAACCGAAAGCCGACGACAATCGGCCTCGGCGAACAACCCAAGCATATACCAAATCAACATCGAGCTAGCGCAAGATGAGCAATGCGACGCCAAGCTCGATGCCAGCTTCAAGAATCTGAAGCGCGAACGCAAGGACGGCTCGGAATACATGGTCAAAATCCTCGTCGGCGACAAGTGTCAAAACGTCGCCCTCGTCAACAAAACGATCGACGGCAAGCGCGTCAAGCGCTGCTCGCATCACATCGCCCTTACCGGCGACTCGGATCACAACGGTCGGCGCTGGGCCTAGGCATAACAGCCCGCGCGGTCGGCGCTGGGCCTAGGCATAACAGCCCGCGCGGTCGGCGCTGGGCCTAGGCATAACAGCCCGCAGCGGATCGCCCCGGCGACCCGACCCTCTCAAGCAACAGCAACGAGGGTCGTTCGGGGCGGTTCGGTGCGTCACAAGGCGCGCTGAAAAGCAAACACCCCAAAGGAGGGTACGCATGTCGATCGTTACGATCGAACAGCTCATCGCTGCCAAGCCAAAGTATCGTCGCATATACGACGATGCGTTCGCGCGCGGCACAACCTACGACGGCATCACATGGGACGCCAATCCCGACTACAAGGATTACGGCGACCCGACCTATCCGCTGCTTCACAGCGAGGCCGCAGCTCGGCAGTTCGAAGCGCAGCACCTCGCCGAAGCATGGGGCGACGGTCAAGACAGCCGCTCGTTCCGAACGTACGGCATCGACGGGCAAACGCTCGACGACGAGCTGCGTGTTTACCGCAACGTCGTCGCTGGGCAGGTCAGCGGCGCGGGCTTTTGGCGAGGCTACGCCGATAGCCTCAAGGCAAACCCGCGGGTCATCCCAACCGATCTGATCTCGATCATCGGATGGGAGCACATCAGTAAGGGCGGCTATTCGACAACGCACTACGAGCCGCATACAACCGCGTTCCCCAAGATCGAGGCCGCCCGGCAAGCAGGGCTCCAAGCCAAGATCATCGACTACGGCGATTGGCGAGCAGCGCATCGCGCCGATACGGCGCGACGCGAGGCAACGAGCTAGCACAACGAGCTAGCAGCTAGCGCAAGAGGGCGACAGCCACCCCAACATCGAACTTCAACGTTCGGTGTTGGGGCGGGTGCGTCACAAGACGCGCTGAAAGGCAGCATCAGCACCCAACCGTAGGGGGTACGAAATGATCGGTCCCATTCGGATCGGAACCAAGATCCTCACAGCAGACGAGTCTGCGGCGTTCCGGTGGCGGGAAGAGCAAGGTCTCGCCGCCATCAAGGAATTCTGCCCGAACATCCCGGACGTGGTCGCGTACTGGTCTGCGATCGGCGTCGCTGCCGAGGAGATCGACCCAGCCGAGTTCGCCGAACTGCTCAGCAAGGGCTGCGAACCGCACGTTGCCGTTGACATCCTCAAGCCGTAGCCAACACAAAATGGTCAACACGCCGACACCCAAGGTGAACAACGTCTCGGCAGACCGCGAGCCCAAAAGCTACGCGGCCTGGGAGGCAAAGCACTTCCCGAAGGGCAAGCCGCAATGACGACGGACCCATACGTCATCGTCGCGCTCAGCACCCTCGCGCTGTTCTTCATCGCGATCGTCGCATACGCGAACCTGCTCAGCATCCTCGACCAGCGTAAGCGAAGCAAGAAGCAGTAACGAGCAAGGAGCAAGGAGCAAGGAGCAAGGAGGCTACAGCCACCCCTACATCGAGCTAACAGCTCGGTCTAGGGGTGGGTGAAGCAAGCCTGCTTCGCCAACAACCCGAGCGGGGATCCGCTCAGAAGGAGGGTACCACCATGGCACGCAAGACCAACACGATCGACCCGACCGACATCAACGTCGTGCGGGCGGCCGTCAAGGCCGGCAAGACGATGGGCGGCTACATGAAGGAGCACGGCCGCACGAGCCTGCCGACCGGGCTCTGGTTCAAGGCGCAGCTCGCCGAGGACCCCAGCCTCGCCATCAAGGCGACGAAGGGCCGCAACGGCAAGTCCTTCGAGCAGGCCGTCATCGAGGCCAACGAGCAGTACCGCCTGCCGGCGGTCGCCGTGTTCGCGGGCATCAGCGAGGGCCAGGTCCGCAAGATCCTGGCCGACGCCGGGCTGAACCCGCAGTACAACGGGCGCGGCAAGCGCTTCGGCCGCCTCAGCTCGACCGAGCAGGCCGAGCAGGCCACGCTTCAGGCCGCCAAGGGCCGCCGGGGCAACAGCACCCGGCGCGCGCAGAGCAACGGCTCGAAGCAGGCCGGTACGACCACGACCGGCTCGACGCGGCGCAACCGCCGCGGCAGCCAGCAGCAGGCCGCCTGACCTGCCACCCGCTACCAGACAGCATCGGTAGCGGGCGGGAGTTCAGCAGCAAAGCAGCAACATCGAGTATCATAGCCAACGGATGAACTCCAGGAGGGTACCAAAAGTGAGCTACAGCAGCAAGCAACGGCGAAGACCGAGCAACGACCAAGCAACGCGGCGGCCGCATCGCAGGCCTAAGCCGTCCATTCCCCAGAATCGCGACATGTTCGCGACTCTGCCGGTCACCTCAGGGCCGCCCAAGGGCATCACGATCGCGACGCAGGAAGCCTGGGCGTACAACGAGGCCGACGACGGCGACGGCGCCGCAAGCCTCGATCACAAGTTCGTCTGCGACGAGCATGCGGCAGAGATCAGGATCAAGGCGCAAAGACAACACCGCGCGCCGAGCATCCGTATCGACATCACGAGCATCTCCGACCCGAGGAACAAGGGCAACGTCTTCTGCGAATGCTGCGACCGAACAGCGGCAGCCAAGAATCAGAAGATCATGCTGGCCGTACGACAACAGAGTAACGCTGCGAACTAGCCCGACAGCCACCCCGCCCCGACATGCAAAAGTGTCGGGCCGGGGTGGGTGCGGAGCACAAAGCTCGCATCAGAAAAAGGAGGGTACCAAATGCTGAAGGTCGAGCAGATCAAGGAGGCCGTCGCCCAGATGATCTCGTACTGCGAGGACATCGAGCAGACCAACTACCACTCGGTCAGCGCTCGCGGCGTGCTGTACACGCTGGGCTACACGCCTGAGGACGCAGAACAGATTCTCCCATTGCTCGCGGCAGATGGGTTCGAGTACTGCCTCGATCCCGCTGTCGAGTGCAACAGCGGCGACCCCGACAACCCCGGTCGCATTCATCCCCCGGAATTTGCTTGCTACTGGGGGCCGGACCAGCTCAAGAGCCGCCTGCTCTTCTGCTTCAAGTATCGCCCGCAGCACTACCACGCATAGCGCGACAGCCACCCCGTCCGAACGAGCAACACAGGCTCGCTCGGTAGGGGTGGGTGCGCGTAGCATAAGCCACCGAAAACAGCAGAACCCAAGCCAAAGGAGGGTACATGGAAGAGTATCAACTCTTCTCGCGCACGCCGGACCAGTTCAACGGCGAGCCAGTCCGGACGTTGTACCGCGTCGGCGACGAAGTCAGCATAAATCACAAAGGGCTGGCGGAGGAGATGGGCGTCGATCCCGAGGGCCTCTTCAGGGTCATCGGCTACGTCGATGCGATCGCACTCGACCGCGGCGACGACATCCCAGACGAGCAGACCGCCCTCAACCTACAACTGAAGGGCGACGACATGAGCGTCGTGTTCTCGGCAGCGGACGACGAGTTGCTCGCCGAGTTCCTCGATGTCGAAAGCTTCCCATTCCTCAACGAGGAGGACAACGCATTCTTCATCGACACTGATCCCGACGGCCTGACCTGGGTGGTCAGCTACTACGTCGATCCCAACGGCCCGGAGGACTTCACCCTCCGGCGCGTCGGCTGGCCCGACGACAAGTGGGTGAAGTGGGGCGACGTTATGCCCGAGGGCCTGCCGCCGCAAGCCTGGTTCGACCGCTTCCTGCCGGGCGACACCGGCGGCTCAAGAGAGCCGGACTGGCATTCGATGCGGGGCAAGGAAATCACAACCGACGACATCAGCTGAGCTTCGAGTCAGCCCCCAAGAGGGCTGGCTCGAAGTTCATCCGAACTTCAGAAACAAGGAGGGTGCCAAATGGCGAAGCGCGCAGGACTGATGGACGGCTGGTACGCCGTCCGCAACGCCGAAACGAGCCTCGGCTGGTCCTTTCACAAGGACAACCAGCTGGCGCAGCTTTCGGCAGCGCTGCGAGGCGAGCAGGTCGTCTGGGTCTCGTCCGAACAGTTCACCGCTCACATGAACTGGTGGGCCAGCGGCGCCGGGAGCCCCCTTACATAAGGGGGCTTTCGGGGCAATTGCCCGAAAGTCACAAAGCCACGAAGCAAGGAGGGTACCAGATGTTGACAATGGAAGAGGCAGACCGCCGCGTCGCCAACGGCGCCGAGCTGCTCGACCGCCTCGACGCCGACGTAGCCAAGCTCGACCCAGGTAAGGAAGAGATCTGGGACACAGTCATCGACGAATCGAGGCTCGACTTGAGCCGCGACGAAGATTGCATCCTCGGGCAGCTGTACGGCGGGTACGAGTTCGGCGTCAAGGCGATGCACAACTTCGGCATGCGCGATCCCGTCGAGTGCGGCTTCGAACTCAGCTATTCGCTGTACGAAGCCACTGCCGAGCGAGTCGAAGCCGAGTACGCAGTGCTCACCCAAGCCTGGTCTCGGCTGATCCTCGCCCGCCGCGAAGCAGCATAGCGATCGGCAGTTGCGAGTCGCCCCAAAGCAGGGGCGGCTCGGAACCAGCCGGTTCGGTTCCGAAAAGCCAAGTAGCAAGGAGGGTACCCGAATGACAGTCAGTATCATCGGCCGTCCGATGTTCTACCACGGAACGGTGTACGACAGCGAGCAAGGGCTCGACTACACCTACTATGGAGAACTGGTGATCGAGGAAGCCGACGCCAACGAACGCGGCGCGTGGTACAACGCCGTGCTCCTGCCGGTCGCGGACGAGAACAACCCGCGCTGGGTGACCCTCGACCTCGGCATCGCCTGCGAGCCGATCTACTTCGTCGATTCGCCGTTGCCGTTCCTGGGCGGGCTGTTCAGCGCGTTCTGCGAAGACGTGGTCGAGTGCGTCATGGTGCTCGACGAGCTGTTCGACTACCGCCTCGGAGGTGGACTGTGAGGAAGCACGACTGGTCCGAGAACATCCGCATCAGCGGCCAGACCGACTACCGCCGCGGCGACATCGTCCGCGTCATCAACCCGGCCCTGCTCGAAGCGATGGCGTCGAGCGACGTGCCTGACGTGTCGGAATCTGTCTGGGTCGTCAAGGGCTACGAGCGCGCGGCGCTCGCGGAACGCGACGACATCCCGACGGTGCTCGTACTCGCTGCCGACGCGGGCGACGGCCCCGAGGAAACGTGGATGGCCGCCGACGACGAGATCGAGATGGTCTGGTTCAATCCCGACTTCCCGACTATCGACTGAACGACAGCCGCCCCGGCACCAAGGCAAGGTGCTGGGGCGGGTGCGTTCGACCGAACGTACCAGAAAGGGGTATCGAAATGACGAACAAGGGCGTTATCACGCAGGTCAAGCTTCGCCACAAGAACCTGAAGCTGGGTTCGGTGGGCCAGGCGCTCGTCGCGGCGGCCACCGCCAAGTAGCCGCAACCTCGCGCGACAGCCGCCCTCACCCACATATCACGACGGGTGAGGGCGGGTGCGCGCAGCACCGAAAACACCAGAAAGCCATAAACAGGAGGGTACCGAAGTGAACAAGAACCGCACGATCTTCGTGGTCGTCGCCATTGTCGGCGTCAGTATCGCGCTCGGCAACGTCTTCTCTGGCGGCAACAACAGCAGCGCCGATCCGACGACGCAAGCAGCGTCGGTAACGGCGTCGCCGTCAACGCCACCGAACTACGAGCAGAACAAGTCGAAGTTCGAGGAGGCCGTCAAGCAGGACTTCCTGACGAAGGAAGCGAACACGGGCATCAACGACATCTCGATCTCCGACACGAACTGCGTCCCGGACCCCGACACTCACTCGGTCGGTTGCAGTCTCAACGGCCGCGACTCGCTCGGCCCGCTGTCCGTCAAGGCGACGATCACATGCGACCCGAACACGATGCAGAACAGCGTCCCGAACTGCAACGTCGAGTACGACCCGCTCAATCGGTAATTGCCGCCCGATTCAACCAAGAATCGGGCGGGAGTTCAACCGAGCTCCAGAAACAGGAGGGTACCGAATGTCCAAGTTTCAACAGACGGCCGAGGCATTGCGTCTCGCTGGGATCTCGTTCCATACGTACTACCCCGGCGGACACAAAGGTCCGAAGTTCGAACACTGGGCCATCGCGATCGAGCCGAATCTCACCAACGATCAGCTCAGGGTCGTTCTCGAACTCGGCGGCCACCACGGGCCGGGCAAGACGGGCGATCTGATCATCCTCGGCAGCGAGGACGTCGATGCCTCGTAACCACCGCATCACGCTCTCGCAGGACGAGATCGAAGGGCTCGCCGATCGCATGCGCTTCGACGATCACATGATGTTCGAGTTCATGGGCAACCGCGACGCCGTTGCGGCGGCAGCGAAGCAGCTCGGCGTCGCCGTTAAGAAGTCGAACGTCAAGAACCCAGTCCTCGACCCGCGTTACACCGTCGAAGGCCGGCACCTGCCGAACCTCGGCATGGCCAACGACGCGCAGGCGTACGGTACATTGTACCGGCTGGAGAGGATCGCCTGAGGTGATCTTCGGGTCCGCCAACACCAGGCGGGCTCGAAGCTCATCCGAGCTTCGGAAAGAACGCCACCCATAGGAGGTACCGAATGTGCGACGAAGATACCGTCTACGTCGAAACATACGTCGATGTGAACGGCGCCGCGCTTCAGGTCGGCGACAAGGTCAAGTTCGGCGTCGATGAGGACGCCATCGGCACGATTCACGAAATCACCCCGATGGACGCTGACATCGACGACGACACGCTGCGCACCATCACGATCCCGCCGAAGGTCTGGATCAAGTGCAACCCCGGCGACGGCGAGGATCAGCGAGACTACGCAACCGGCAGCAACATCGCCAGCAGCCCCTACGAGCCGCCGGTCTACCAGTTCGACGACATCGAGAAGGTGACCGATGCCCAGGCGTAGGAAGGCACGCAAGCCGCCGCCGCCGATCGGCGTTCAGATTCGCAAGCGGCGAGAAGAGCTGGGCGACAGCCTTCGCGACGTGATGCACAACACCGACGACGTCATCTCTGCTGCTGCCGTTCAACGAATCGAGCAGCAGCTGCGGGATAACCCGAAGCTGGCGACGCTCGAAGCCCTTAGCATCGCGCTCAAGTGCCGCTTCGAGATCGAGCACGGTCAGACCAGGCTCGTCGCTGAGTGAGCAACAGCGAGTGACGCCCAACGAGGCGTCGCTCGGTGCTGCCAAGCACCGATAGGGGTACCAAACCAACGAAGGGAGCAGAAGTGAGGAAGTTTCTCGCAGTGTGCGTCGCCGTTGCGGCGCTTCTCGGAGTCGCAGCGGCACAGGCCACTGTCAACTTCAACACGCAGACGCAGGTCGGCACGGTCGATCGCTCGGACGTGCAGTCGGCGTTCGGCTGGAGCAACTCGCAGACGGCTCACAACGCAAGGCGCGTCACGTTCGTCGAGTGGTGGTTCGTCTACAACGAGTACCTCTGCTCGTCCAACTCGCTGGCCGATGCCGGCGGCGTCGTCGAGTGGGGAATCAACTCCCAGTCGCACGGCATGACGTACAACCTACAAGGCCGGTCGGGGCAGGACTCCGGCAGCGGAGCACCGACGCTGGGCGTCGGCGACGCCTGTCCGAACGGCGACGGCTCAACGGTCGTCCGGCTCACGTTCAGCGGCGTCAACGGGCCGATTCTGATGGCCCAGTTCGGCGGGCAGGAAGCAACGCTCGCAGCCTACAGCTCCTAGCAACAAGCAGCAGTAGCGGGTGACGGGCAACAGCCCGTCGCTCGGTGCTGCCAAAGCAGTGCCAGTACCAGAAAAGGAGGGTGCCATGCTAGTCATCACGCTAGCTAGGCTCGCACACAGCGAGAGCTGGCTCGTCGGCGAGCGCATGACGTTCAACGACGGCTACGTGTTGTACACGATGCCCGTCGGCAACTTCTACGAGGTCATCACGAACCCCGGCGGCGAGCACGAGCTGACGGCAGGTGCGCTGCTCGACGTGAACCGCGTCGATCTGACGCGCCTCAGCTTTCAAGCTCGGCTTGTCGAAGCCGTCTCGCCCTACGAGGCAGCCATCATCGACGGTGAATGTGAGGACCTGTCATGAAGGTTATTCACCGCAAGAAGCTCGCGGAACTTGGCATCACGAGTAAGAGCTACTGTGACCAAGAGCCTTGGCCCCCTCGTTGGGGCATCACGCTCGACGGACCGCGCAGTAAGATGGTCGTCGATAACACGCCGAAGTCTGCTGACGGCGACGGTAAGTATCACCTGCGCCCCGCTCGCGGCAGCAACGAGAGCTACGGCGCGTTCAAGACGCAACGAGAAGCAATCGCAGGTTACATAGCAATGACGTATCTCTGAACGTTGCGGGTGCCCGATACTCGGGCGCCCGGAACGCTCAAGCGTTCCGGAAAGGAGGGTGCCCATGAAAACGCAACGTCCGATCAACTTGCAGATTGAGTTGTCTGTCAACGAAGCTGAGTATCTCGCAGACCGGCTGGCGCGCGATCCGCTCGGCGGCAGATTGTGCGATATCCTTCGCACTCACATCAGGGAGTTCCGGCGCACCGGCATCTGGCAACGGATGTTGGTAGTCGGCCTCGTCGGCAAGGACGATGACCTGGAGGATCAATACGATGCCCCTTAAGAGCGCAAAGCTCGACGGCGTATTGTTCGTCGTTCCCGACGCGCTCGGCGGCAAGATCGAGATGATCGTCAACTGGCGATTGATCGAGTCGAGCAACGTCGCGGCCGTCGGTTGGGACGACGCCGGCAACATGTACACCAAGTTCGGCAAGTTCGAGAACCCGGTAACGTTCGTGTATCTCGGCGTTTCGCGGCAGCGAGCCGTCGCGGCAGCGTACGCGCGCAGCACTGGGGAGTATATCAACCGCAAGATCAAGCCGAACTACGCAGTGCTCAAGTTGGGAGAGGGCACATAGCAGCTGACGCTGCCGCCCGGCCGTAGGCACAACGGCTGGGCGGGAGGCCAGTTGCCTCCGAAACCGAAGTTAGGAGGGTACCAGAATGGCAACAGAGCCACAGGAGAAGGTCGAACGCAAGCCGTTCTTCGAGATTGGCATCGTGATCGACCCCAACCGCGAGTTCGTCATCACCGGCGAGCAGATCATGAGCCTCGTCGGAATCGCTCAGCGCTACAAGGCGGCGACGGTGCGGGCGGGCGTCGGCACGTTCGGCTTGTCCACCAGCTACCTCGGCTTCACGTTGCTGGACGACAAGGGCGAGTGGATCATCTCGGGCGGCGTCGATCAGGAAGGGCGGATCTCGACATGAGCAACTCCGCGTTTCAGATCGCACAGGACATCAAACGACTGATCGAGCGCGCCCCCGCGGGCGGCAGGTTCACCAATGTCTTCTGCGACATCGTCGCCGAAGGCGTCGATTCGCATACGGCAAAGTTCGACATATCGCCGACGCCGCGTGAGCTGTACGAAATCACGGTCAGGGAACTGCCGTGACGCCCGCCAAAAAGCAACCGGCGACGGGCACCGGCGGCCCGATCAAATCGGAAGGCGACCTGATTCGCAAGGCGTTCGCCGACGGCCGCAAGTTCGTCGTGCTCAACGGCGTCGAGTTCAAGATCAGGCGAGACGATCGCAAGGGCACGTTCACGTCCGGAAAGGACAAGGCTCAATCGGAGTTCAGCGAAAGCTGGCTGGTGGCCACGCCCGTTCGCGGCAGTCTGCCGGTCATCTCAGTCGAGCTTCGCGCGGGCGGCAACCTGCGTAGCAAGCAAGGGACGGTGTAGCGCCGGGGCGGCCAATCGAGGCCGCCTCGGGGCATCATGCCCAGAAGGCCAACCACAGGAGGTACCTAATGGCGCGACAGCGCGCGACGAACAACACCGGCCCCGTTACGGCCGAGATGAAGGTGAAGGACCCCAAGAAGAACTCCGTCCGCTACACCGGCGCCGTCGTCGGCCCGGACGGCAAGCCGCTCATGAACCCGGACGGGACGCCAGTCACCATGGACATCTACTACCCGAACATCGTCCTGGAGGCGCTCGGCGGCGAGAAGGAGGCCGACGTCAAGTTCACGGTCGAGCGCGCCTAGTGCGTTGCCGCCCCGTCATAAGGCGGGGCGGGAGCTCATGAAGGCTCCAGAACAGGAGGGTACCGAAGCATGAAAGCTTCAGAAATGCAGCCAGGCAAGGCATACAACATCACGTTCCTCCCAGTTGGCGCCCGAACGAGGCGCGTCGTCAGGCGCGTTCATTTGCTCGAGATCACGTCAGAAGGCAACGCCGTCTTCAGTTGCCGGCCCTGGGACGAAGGCGGCACGAGCGTCATGTCTCTCGAAGACATCGAAGCGGCAGTCGAAATCGAACTGCCAAAGGAACGATAACGATGGCCCGGCCACTTCAGTCGAAGACGGTCGAGGCGATCATCCGGCTCGGCGAGCCGGGCGAGTTGATTCAGAACATGCTGATCACCATCGAGTTGCGTCGCGAGCAAGTCGCGTATGCGTCGCTCGATGCGATGCATGCTGGCAACGACATCGTCGCGACTAACTACACGGAAGTCGAGCATAACCTGACGACGCTGTACAACAACTTACAGTTGCTCGTACAGACCTTCGTGGAGGACAGGTCGTCATGACGTATGCGTTCCTGGACTTCGAAACTCGCAAGGTCGATTTGCCCGAGCCGTTCGTGTACGACGCCGACCGGCGGCCCGTCACCAAGCGGTGGCAGGTCTTTATGGCCGGCATCTGCCTCTCGAACAGCCTCATCACATTGTTCGAAGGCGACGAACAAACCGTATTCGCGAAGCTCGGAGACTGGTTGGACGGCTATCAAGTCGATACGATCGTGTACGAGGCGACGCGGTATTTCGACGAGATGATCGCCAAGGGCCGCTTCATCAACGCCCGACGCGAGTTCCTGCCGACGCCCGGCCCTTGGCCGTACGCAAGCTGGGCAAACCACCTGACGTGGATCAACCTCGGGCCGCGTAACGACCCGAAGCAGGCAGATCACGTCGCGCGGAACGCAGCGAAGCTGTACGAATCGCAACCGCAACTGATCCGAGATCACTGCTACTCCGACGTAGTCGGTTTGCGCGAGCGCTGGAGGAGAGGTCAGAGCTAACGCGCGGGTTGTGTCGGTTGAGGAGACCGGCACTTCCCGGGCGTATTAGCCCAGAAAGAACCCCATAAAGGAGGGTACCGGAATGGCAACACAACAGCAAGAGCAGTACGCCGACAAGATCACGAAGCTGCTGCGCAAGGCGGAGAGCACCGACTCGGTTCACGAGGCGGAGGCGCTCTTCCAGAAGGCGCAGGAGCTGATGACGGAGTACGCGATCACCGAGGCGATGCTGAACGAGGCCCGCGGCTCGCACGCTGTCAAGGACGAGTTCATCACTGAGGAGTTCGTTCACACCGGCAGCTTCCGGGTCGCGCTCGGCAACGTGACGTGGCAGGCGATGTTGAACAACAACATCAAGGCCGTCCTCATTCAGGACTCGCCTCGCGTTATCGACGGCAAGGAGCGCAAGCAGACGTACATCCTGAAGGCGACCGGCTTCAAGTCGGACATGGACCGCTTTCGGGCGCTGTGCGCGAGCCTTCAGCTTCAAGCCGTTCGCGCTGGCACTCGCTGGTGGAACGAGCACAGGGAGGCGAACACGTACGCCTACTTGGACCCCAAGCGCGCCGAGCGGCAGCTGTTCCTCGACCGCCGACAGTTCATCTCGTCGTTCGGGGACGGCGTCGGCGCGAAGATGCGCGAGGCCACCCGCGCGGGCCGCGAAGCTGCGGAGCGGGCGGCGGCGGAGCGCAGCAAGACGAGCATGGAAATCGCGAAGCACAGCGTCGAACTCGTGCTTCAGTCTCGCGAAGTCCTGCTGGTCGACGAGTTCAAGCGGTTGTATCCGCACCTGCGGAGCGTTAGCCAGCGGCAGAACTCGGGCAGCTCAGCTTCGGCCAACGCGGGCTACGCTGCCGGCCGCAACGCGGACGTCGGCCAGCCCGGCCTCGGCGGCAATCGCCGCGGCCTGAATCGCTAGCAACAGGATGTTGCCGCCCGGCTTCGCGTCGGGCGGGAGCACCCTTGCTCCAGAAAGCCATACCGAAGGAGGGTACTGAATGGCGACCTATCAGGAGATCAACGCCTTCGTCGGCGAGCACTACAGCGGCTTGTACGTCTCGCACTTGTACAAGGCGACCGGCGTGCTGGCAGAGCACGAGGTCTGGATCAGCCACCTTTACAGCCCCGACGGGCCGAAGGTGTTCACGCTGGCTCGGCCGGACGGGAGACTGCTGGATGTCTCGAATTCTGTGCACCGCCTGCAAGGCATCGACACCCTCGGCAGATGTGAGTGGTTCGCGCTCTGTCCGAACGATGCCGTCAAGCTCATTCCGCATGTCGGCCTCGGCCTCGTCGCAGCCTGTCAAAGCTGCGCCGACTTCGTAGAGTCATGCTGAAGAAGCCGCCAGAGGTGCTGCTCGAAGCAATCGAGAGGAAGCTCAATCGAGCCGCCAAGGAAGCATTCGACTACGAAACGGCCGAGGACAGCGACGGCTACGATCAAAGCGTTCGCGAAGGCATCGAGCTAGCACTCGACATCGTTCAGAACGAGTTCCGCAAAGCCGGCATCAAGCTGTGATCTGCAAAGCTCTCATCTGGTGGCTCTGGGACGCGTTCACGCCAACGAAAGTGCACATCTTCGATGTTGACGAGGCGTGGCAGGAAGACGATCCGGACGTGTACTGGTTAGGAGAATGCGCCTGGACTTCGAGGCTAGACAACATCGGCCTTGGTCTAAAGTGATCTGCGAGTCGCCCGCTCAAGACGGGCGGCTCGAAGTTCATGGAACTTCAGAAGGCCAACGAACAGGAGGGTACCAACAATGAGCAAGGACATCATCACTCGTGTGATCAAGACCGGAGACGAAGGGCAGATCCTGATCGGCGATGTCGAGTACATCAACATCGGACAACTAACGGCGTTCGGCTTGTACGTGGACGCCCCTGCCGACTCAGACGCGTGGGAGCAGGACAACAAGACGATGCTCGGCCTTTTGAGCCTGAAGCTCGAACGCGAAGGCTTCGAAGTGGTCGATCCGGAAGCCGCCCTCTCTGCGATCGACAAGATCACCGCGATGGGCGGCCCGTCGCCCTCGACGCAACTCATCGCGTTGCGGGCGATTCGCTGGAACCTCGTCGAATTCACCACCAATCGCTACCGGCTCGTCGCTCAGCACTTCGAGCGTATGTTGCCGGGTGCGCCGGTCGGTATCGACGACATGTTCCCGAACGGCACCGCAGACAGGCGTCTCTCGTGGCTCTGGGAACAAGCGGCGATCGGCGTCGAGATGACGACCGACATCCTCAGCCTACAAGAGACGGCCTGCGCTCGCTGGGTAGCGGCGGCGCTAGTCGTCATCAGCTACGGGCCGGAAGCCCTGCTCGTATCGTAAGAGACGACGAGGAATCGCCAAAGACAAAGAGCAGCTAGGCTACTGCCTGTCGCGCCCGACGAGGCGCGGCAGGGAGCAACCCGCTCCGTAGCAACGAAAGGAGGGTACCAAGCGTGACCGGGATTCGGTCGCAAGAGTACGACGAGGTTGTAGACAAACTGGTAAAAGACCAGATCGTCATCGACATGGCCGAAGACGTCATCCGACTCATCGAGGCGGACAAGACGACGTTCGAGGAACTGAATTCCTGGGAGAAGATGCAACTCGCGAACCAGGAATACGACCGTGCCGGTGGTCTGATCAAAAGCCGTCACATCGGCGCCGTACACGAAGCGATCTGCGAGATCGTGTCGCACGTTCTCGTGTTGGTTCGCGTTCTTGCGCGAGCGACCAACGACGGCGAAGCCGCAGCTAGTTGGTGGGTCGAAGTCGCATGGACCCCAGAACACTGCGCCGACTTGCTTCGCAAGATCAACGACGGCGACCCAGAGGTTCTCGACGAACTGCCGAGCCCGCGGCTGGGCGGCGAATTCGCAGACGAGCCGATGTGGATCGACGTGCTACGGGACGTCGATGCGCTCGACGCAGACATGAAACCGACGATGGACCTCGAACAGGAATACCTCGACAATCAACTGTACGACGCCTATGTCGAGGCGTTCAACATCGCGGCGAACGATGCGATCACAACCGAGCTAGCAGCACGCGCAGGGTGACCGCCGCCGTTCGACAGTAAATGTCGGGCGGCGGGAGCCACTCGGCTCCGAAAGCCAAACAGGAGGTGCCTAATGAGCGAGAAGGATTCGCTCGATTTGGAGTTGCCGGTCAAGCCGGAAGTTCAGCTCAGTGGAATCGACGGCAATGCCTTCATGATCATCGGCGTCTGCGTACAGTCCCTCAAGCGAGCGATGAGTCGCGAGGGCTACTCGCGCGAAGCAGCTACGGATGCTGCGACGAAGCTGCGCGAGGCGATGCTCGCCACCGAGGACTACGAAGACTTACTGGCCATCGCCATCGCGAACTTCGAAGTCAACTGATGAACGATCCGTTCAAGGCCGCCGAGCGCGAGATGCGCAAAGCCGGGTTCGACCTGGATCGTATTCCGCGCGCGGAGTTCGATCAACACATCTGGGGCGAAGGTATTCTTTTCTTCTGGTGCGACAAAAGGCGCTTGCCATCGGCGCTCGAACTCACGCTCGACATGCTAGAAGAATGGGACGACCCTGTCTCAGAAGAAGATGCCGAGCGCGTGCTCGGCTACTTGCGAAACGACTCCGAAAGATAGCAGGGTGACCTGCCGCTCGCGGCGCGGGGCCGCGGGCGAGAGGCCATCGAACAGGAGGGTACCAATGAATAGAAGTGGCTACAACGCCGACACGATTGCTCGATCTCTGAGCGATATTGGTATGGAGATTGAGGAGATTCTCTCGTGCCTCGGCAATCAACCGGAACTCGGTGATCGAGGTTTCGCTGAGCTGATCATCAAGATGGAGAACATTCTGCCGCTCGCGGAACGGGTGTTCTCTACTGGTCGGCCGACGCGAGCACATCTCGACGAGCTTCAGGAATCGCTGCGGAAAATCGCCGAAGATGTCGCGAAGGATATCAAGGGCGACAACCCGGAAGCCGACGTAAACTACGATCTGTATGTCGATTACATCGACGGCGACGCCGCCGGCATGATCGACATGGGCGAATGGTTTCAACGCGCCTACAACCGAGATCCGTACACCGGCGAATGGCGGGAAGATACGCTGCCGAATCCCGTCGGCGTCAAGAACCGCATCCTCGAAGAACGAGCGAAGCGATGAGCAAGACGTTTGCGGATATGGGATATCGCTACATGGTGCGTCGCAAGCGCGTCAAGGGCAAGTATTATCCGTACGTGTACGAGGTCATCGACCTAGACGAACCGAACAAGAAGAAGCAGGTCGTGTTCGGCCCGACATCGCATCGCATACTCGCGAACCGGCGTCGCGACAAGCTGAACGAAGAAGAATGGCCGGATCGCTTTCGGCAGTTCTCGCCCGAGCAGCGTGCACGACTCAAGGAGATTCACAACCGCCCGGAAGCTGTTGAGAATCATCGAGCGGCGAACATCATCAACTCGCAGAAGGCCGTCGAAAAACGCGCGGAGCGCCGAGCAGCGAAGGAAGCGAAGGGCTAGGCCGCATTGCACGTCGCCCGTTACGATACGGGCGGCGCGGAGCGCGGCTCGCTCCAGAAGAACCACCATAAGGAGGTAGGGTACTATGCCAGGAGATAACGGCGGCGCATTCAAGTCGCAAATCGAGACGTTGCTCATCCCGTTCGCCGTCGAGCTGGAGAAGCTCACCGGGCGACGCGCAGAGATCGTCGAGGACATTCGGCAGTACGCCGAAGCTCGCCGGGCGGAAATCGCCGAGATCAATGCTCAGATCGAGATCATCACTCGTATCGAAGCAGCGGCTCAACCGCGAAAGCGCAGGCAAAAGGCGACGAGACCTCGGCCTCGTTTCACGAACGACGAGACGGTCAACAAGGTGCTGGCGTGCGTCGAAAGTACGTCGGAGCCGGTTTCCGCAGGAACGATCGCTGAACAGCTCGGATTGTCAGTGACGACGGTAAACAAAGCAATCGGTGAGCTGCGGCGTCGTGAGCAGGTTCGCGCGGCGGGCGTCGACAATAGTGGTCACGGCCGGGCGCCGAAGCTGTACGCGGCGATGAGGTCGTAACATGGGCCTCTCGCTAATGGAATACAGCGACCGCGAGCTGCTCAACATCCTGATCGACTTGGATCCGTTCAACGAAGGGAGTTCGACCGAGCAGATCTCCGATCAAATCGGCCTCGTCGATCGCGACCGCTTTCGCAACGTCGGCGCCCGTATGAGTTGGATGCGGCGCTTCGGCGTAGTCGAACGCAACGGCGACGGGCTTTGGCGTCTGACGCCTGCCGGCGATCAGGTTGCGCACGGCGGGTTGCGGCAAAGCGTTCTCAACACGATCGACGCTATCGGCGACGCGGGCGCCCTGGAACTGGGCGCGGCTATCGCCAGTCGCTACCAGGCCGTCAGCTACCCAGCATCCGCCATGATGCGGAGGTCGCTACAGCGCGGCATGAAGAGGTAGTTGCGAGTCGGGGCCAGAACCCCGGCTCGGAGCAACCGCTCCAGAAAGCCTCAGAAGGAGGGTACCAGTGGCAACACACGAACGAAGCCCCGTGCCGGCCAGCATTCTCGGAGACGGCGTCAACGAAAACGATGTCGTATTCGAGAAGACTGCGAGCGGCGGCTTTCGCAAGCCGAAGCATGCATCGGACAAGCAGCTGAACTGGATTCGCGATCTCATGGAGTCGCAAGATCTCGATCAGCTGCCCGAAAACCAGCGCGTTAAGCTCCAGCAACCGGACGAGTTCTGGGACTGGGAGACGACTCGACTCAGCGGCCCGAAGGCGAGCCGCATCATCGACGCCCTCAAAAACCTGCCTCGGGCTCCTCGCTACAAGGACGACATCTCGATTAGTCGGCAATATCCGGCTGTCGAAAACGGTCGCTACGCCGTCGAAAAGGACGGCGTTGCCGGCGCCGAGCTGATGTTCTACTTTATCAAGAACGGCTACAATCCCGGCGTCATCTTCGTCGATGTGTATGCGAGCGACGCTCGCTATCCGATCAAGGATCCTGTCAAGAAGCTCGGGATTCTGACGGCAATCGCTGTCGATCCACTCGAAGCTGGTCTGCGTTTCGGTCGCGAAATCGGCCGCTGTTTTCGTTGCGGCCGGGTGCTCACGAAGAAGGCGAGTCGCAAGCGCGGAGCAGGCGACGAGTGTGCGGCAATCCTGGGGATTTGATGGCGATGCCCTACCGCATCTCGATCACTCAACACGACGAGGAGGATAGCATGGCGGCTTCGCGAGGCACGATCTTGGCAGTCGCTGACCTGATCGAGCGCATGGTGCCGACGGATCGTATCGTCGGCTTATACCAGGGACTCGTGATGATCCGAGGCAACAAGTCGTTTCACGAAACCACCGAAGCGCTTGCGCGGGAACTCGTCACGCGCGGGCACCGCTACTACGACGGCCCGCCGCCGAAAGGCAGGCAACAGCACGTCTGCCAGCACTACCGACTCATCAACGACAAGCCGCACTGCGTGTACTGCGGAAACGAGATGGAGCTGTAGTTGCGAGTCCGCCCCGCGAGGGCGGGCTCGGAGCATCTGCTCCGAAAAGAAAGGGGTGCCGAATGGAAGGTGACACACATACAATCGACGTGTCTGTCGTCATCAACAGCGAGTTGATGGTCGCCGGGGTGACCGGCGACACCGACGAGGGCATCGAATTTGTCGATTCTTGGTTGCCGGGACGAAGTCATGCAGACTACATCGTCATCGACATAGGGCGCCTGGTCGTTCATCAAGCCGACGTTGAAGACGTCGTCGAGAAGGCGAAGGCCAAGGGCTTGAACGTCTTTCAGACGAAAGACGGCAAGGTGGCGATCTGATGCCAGTCGATACATCCGCCGACTACTACGCTTGGTACATGAGCGAGGACCCGGCGAGCCGGATCGTCGCCTTCGAGTGGCGACCGGAAGGTCAGATCGTCAGCTCTATGTCTCTGGGCAACCTCTACTTCCGAACGCGCGAAGAACCGACGGACGAGTGGAAGGAACAGAACGTCTCGGAGTTGCCCTGGGTGGTCGCACAGACGTTCTGCCGACAGCAGGGCTTCAACGTCGAAGTGGCAATGAAAAAGGAGGCGGCTGGGTGACAACAACGCTGAGCCGCAAAGAACGGAAGTATCTCGGCGCGCTCGAACGGCGCCGCGACCGCCTCTATCAACGGCTCGAACACTGGGACCGCGGCGATCCGGGCCGCACCCACCTAGAACACGCCGCGACCGCTTGGGCGGTCAACGCTCTAAAGGAAGCCGCCGAGCGCGGCATCCTCCAAGAGCTCGCGGCAGCGAACGAGTCAGTCGAAACGACTGGCTGACGTTGCGAGTTGTGCCGAAAACGGCTTGTACAAGCCGAATTCGGCACTTCTCGGAACGCCCGAAAAGCGTTCCTCGCAGGGACTAGCGACAACGAGCAGGATCACGTATAGTTCCCTGTAAGGCCATGCTATAATCTAGCCAAGGAGGGAGTTATGGCCCGTCCCAGGAACACGCCCAACATCGACCAGAAGAGGGTGGACAAGCTTCAGGCTCAAGGGCTTACCGTCGCTGGTATCGCCCGGGAGCTTGGCGTCACCGTCGGGCAGGTCGCCGACGCCGTGTACGAGGCGGAAGTCAACAACGACCCCGACCTGGAGGTCAACGGCACGCCGAAGGCGATGGGCAAGCAGATCATCGCCCTTCGCGAGAACGGCGTTCGTTGGGAGCGCATCCGGATCTACGCCGACCGGCCGATCCCGGAGCTCAAGGAGCTCATGAAGGACGCGGGCGGCGACCCGGAGAAGAAGACCACGAAGCCGGGCCGCAAGGCCGCCGAGAAGAACGGCGACGGCAACGGCGCGAGCGGCAGCGCCAGTACGCGGCGTCGCGGTCGCCCCACCAACGCGGAGCGGGCGGCTCGCAACGCCAGCGACGGCAAGGGCAAGGAAGAGGAAGAGCAGCCGCGGCGTCGCGGCCGACCGAGCAACCGCACGCGGGCCGATCGGCAAGCCGCGAGCGGCAGCCGGAGCCCTTCCTAGGGGCGCGAACGAATGAGGACTACCGCCAGATCCTGGAAGGGAAGGTTGTCGAGATCGAAGTGCACGAGCTAGGCAACATCATCTTCCGTTCAGCAATCACCGACAAGTGTCGGGTGCGCAAGTTCCTGGACTACATACCGGCCGGCACGACGCCGGACGGCAGGATCTGGCCGTTCGATTGCGTAGAGTTTCTCACCGATCCCGGTGGGATGCGTACCGTTCGCGTCAAGGACATCGTGTCCGTCGATACAAAATGAACTGCGCCGGTGCCTCGCTGACTCATTCGGCGGGGCGCCGGAGCCGTTCGGCTCGTTACAATAGGGGGTGCTAAATGAGGGATCCCGTCACCTGTCCGAAGTGTGGGCAATCGGGCGCGGAACCGCCGGGCTTTCGGCGCGCGCCGTTCCCCGAGGCCATTGACTTCAATGGCGAGTTGTTCATGGTCGAAGCGTTCGCGTGCTGTAACTGCGATTTGCTGATGGTGTTCCGGTACGGCACAATCGAAGTGCGCAGCTCGTACGCTGGCAGCAACGGCCATGCCCCGGCCTACTAACAACACAGAAGTCTGGGACAGCTTACTGCCGAAGTTCGAAGTGAAGGCGAGCGACGACTACCCCGGCTGGCTGCTCGTCTGGTGTCCTCGCGAAAGCTGTCCGAGCTTCACACCGCACGAAGCGTTCGTCGTCAACCGGCGCCTCTGGCGTCGGCAGCGGCGATCGACCCTGGGCGTGATCGTTCGCGGTCGCGTCTGCCCGTACTGTCATGCCGTTTCGAGGGGGTCTTGATGAAGAGGGACGAAGGGCATATGAGTCAGTTGTATCGCAACCTTGAGAACGTCGTGTACGACTTGCTCGATGCGGGCGAGCTGTTCGAGGAGGTTCAACGAGTCGTGAACGACGTTCACGAGGAGTTCAAGGCAGACAACCCCGAAGGCCCGCGTAACGTCGGGCCGCCGCAGCCGGACGAGGACCTAATCGGCTAACTAGCTGCCTCGACCGCTCGCACAGGCTGTGCAAGAGGTTGGCATCGCCTGGAGAGGCCGTTTCGAGTAGGATCGGACGACCCTGCCGCGCTACGGGCGGAACCCCGTAGTGCGGAAGCGTCGAACGGCGCTTCAGACAGAGGAGGGTACCGCTACTATGAACCGACAACCAGAAGTGTTCGCTGAGTTGAACGAGGCTGGCGATCGCATATGGTTGCACTTCCGCTACACCGAGGGGCGCAAGAACGCCGCGAAGGCGATCCCCGGCCGGGCATTTGTGCCGGCCGACAAGGGTGGCCCGGCTTGGTCGTTCCCGCTCGATCTCGTAACGGCTCGCGCGATTCATCAGGCGTTTCCTGACCTGACGATCGGCAACGGGCTGAGGTCTTGGGGGAAGGAAGAGGTTGCGAAGGAGCGGACGCTCCGTTCGCTGGCGGCAGAGGACGACGTGCCGAAGAATGGTCTGAAGATCGACAAGACCATGAAGAAGCTCGCCAAGTACCTACGCCCGTACCAGCGCGCGGACGCCGCGAGTCTCGCGGCCTCGAACAAGCTCAACGGCAACGAACCGCGCCTCGGGAAGACAGTCGAAGTCATCGCGGCGGTGCACGAAGCTGGCCTGGGAATCGGCCCGCATCTCGTGATCGCCCCGAAAACGCTGCTCGAAGATCCTTGGCGCAAGGAGCTCGAATTCCATCAAGAGCTGCCCGTCTTTACGCTGTCGGGCGAGACGCCGAACGAGCTTCGGGCAGGCATTTCGGAATGGATCATGGAAGCGACGGAGACGGCCGGTGGTTACTGGTTCGTTACAACGCCGCACATGCTCCGGAACGGAGAACTCGACTGGTCGATGTTGGAGAAGGACGACTTCGAGTGGAACAGCGTCACAATTGACGAGTTCCGCAAGCTCGGCCTTAACAACATGAAGTCGCAGCTGCATAAGAAGATGATGCATCTGCGGACCAAACGGAAGTACGCCCTGAGCGGCACGCCGATGGGCGGCCGTATCGTGAACCTATTCCCCGTACTTCAGTGGCTAGAGCCACAGAAGTTCACGTCGAAGTGGCGATGGGTCGATCAGTGGCTCGTCGTTACGCAAGTGCATATCGGCCGTGGCCGGACGGCTCGTGACGTAGGCGGCATCAAGCCGGGCTACGAGGACGCATTCTATGCGAGCCTCGCGCCTCACATGATCCGTCGCAAGCGAGAGGAAGTTCTGCCGGAACTGCCGAGTGCACAGATCATCGACGTGTGGTGCGAAATGACCAAGGCGCAGCGCGAGCAGTATCGCAAGTTCGCGATCGACGCCGAAATTCGCATCGAGGAACGTCGCTTGACGGCAGCGAGCATCCTCGCCGAGTACGCTCGGCTCAAGGTGTTCGCAGGCGCTTACTGCGACAAGATCACCGAGTCGGTTTTTCCGTGTCACAAGTGCGAAGGCACGGGCTGGCTCGATGATCGAGAGTGCGTTCGCTGTCAAGGCTCGGGCGAGTGGGTCGTTCTACACCCGATCCCGAGTCGCGACAGCGGCAAGCTCGAACCGTTGCTGACGCGCCTGAACGAAGCGGGCATCGACGCCGAGGAACCGACGGGCGACACGCAGGTCGTGATCGCCAGTCAGTTCAAGGAAATCGCCGACATGGTTCACGGCTGGCTGAACGACATCGGGATCCCGGCCGAGAAGATGACCGGCGACACGCCCGACAAGGATCGCTTGCGAATCCGGCGGGCGTTCCAAGCGGGCGAAGGTCCACGCGTCCTCGTCATGACGACGCAGACGGGCGGCTACGGCATCGAGCTGAACCGGGCGAGCGAGATCCATGTGCTCGACGAGACGTGGGATCCGGACGATCAGCAGCAAGTGATCGACCGGCTGGTGAACACGACTCGTATTCACCAGATCACTGCGTTCTTCTACCGGATGCACGCCACGATCGAGGAGTACATCCAGGAAGTCAACATCGACAAGGCGATGACGAATCGCGACATCCTCGACCTGCGACGGCACGGCTTCCGGGCCACGATCCGTGAGGAGGCGAAGGCGGTATGACGATGTTCTGGGAAGTGTTCTGGATCATCGTCCTAGTCGTGCTCGTAATCAATCGTCTTTCCGCAAGCTTGAAAGAACAGCCGAAGCAGCGACTGACGACGAAGCGAGACGGAAAGCAGAAGACGAACGTCTATCCCATGCGTCGTCAGCCAGTGAACAGCAAGACGAACTACCACTACGAGCCGCTGACGCAAGACGAGCTGGACGAACTGGACGGGATGTTCAAATAGTTCCAGCCGGTTTCGCCCACGAAATCTGTGGGCGATTCCGGGTGTGGACTGCCGAAAGGGTGCCGAAATCTCGCGCGCGCGCGTACCGCGTACGTACGTTCTCATCGCGTACGCGCGACACAAGAAAAAAGGACTTACTTGCACTTTTTCCGACCCACCCTAGACCCACCCTAGTAGTAAAAAGTTGTCTCGCGCGTACGCGATGAAGATCGCGCCCGCGCGCGACGCGATGAGAGGGAGCCATAGGATGAAAGCAAAAGTATGGGAGTGGGACGCCGAACGACACGAACCGACGCTGACGGAACTCGACTTGACAAAGACGGTTCTGAAGCAGGCGAAGGTCGAAGTTATGTGTGGCCTCCCACACAATTCGATTCACATCCCGAGTCAGGGATGGAAGTGCCGCTACGCTCGCGGCTACGTCAAACACCGCGAGTCGGGCCTGATCATCCGTTCGCACGACTGTCACTGGTGCAACGGCTACCTGGCAGTGCCGGCGTTTACGCCAGTCGAGGAGCGTCGCTGCGACAATTGCGGCGGCCCACTCGTTCCGACCGGAGAATCGGCAGGTGCTCCTGACTTGCTGATGCTAGCCGATTTCCCAGAGGAAGACTAACCTCGCGGCGACAACCAGCGTCGTCCTATACGATCGGTTCGTGAAGACTCGCGAACCCTAGAAAGGCAACATGTTTTTGTTCAAGTCAAAGTGTGGCTGGTGCCACTCGCACGATACCTGGGTCGATAAGGTGCTCGAACCGGCGCCGAAGTGGATCTGGAACATCGTCTTCAGGTGGACGATCTGGTCGAGAGAACACGGCCCGACCAAGTTCGCCATCTGGTGGCACAATCGGTATCACAATGGGTATCAAGTAGGCATGTAGACGGTGCCGCTGCCTCGGTGCAACTGAGGCGGCGGGAGCGTCACGATGACGTTCCGCATACAATAGGAGGGTGTACAAATGAGAAAGCTGATTGCTTTCTTCGCCATCGCGTCAGCGTTGACAGTCGTCTTCGCTGGTTCGGTGGCAACCTCGGCGTCTGCGAAGGCGTCGGACTGTCAGCGCGACTGTGGAGGGCAGGTTCCGTTGCTCATGCCGTTCGAAGTCGTCGGCAGCGGCCAATACTGGCCAACATATCCGGGCGTCAACGCCTACGACGCGACGACGTGCATGGAGTTCGATCAGGGCGGGCATTACATCATGACCAACACCGCCTGCACGCCGACGCAGTCCGATCAAGACCGGGACAGTTGGCACGACAACGTGGACAACTGTCCGACGGTCTGGAATGCCGGCCAGCCCGGCCTCCCCAACGGCAAGCAGTGGGACACCGACGGCGACGGGATCGGCAACGCCTGCGACCCGACGCCGAACGGCGACAATAACAGCGGCGGCCCGAACAATCAGGTCCTGACCGTGGACGATCCCAACGGCTCGATCGACTTCTCGGCCGCCCTGGCGGCGACTGCGCTGTCAACTTGTGGGGCCGGAGGACGGCTCGGCAATCTCCATGACGGCGTACGTTACAACGATCGCATCACCGGCTACGAATACTGGCACGCGATCGTGTCGGCGCAGGTCTGCGTCGTTAACGGGCAGGTGACTCGAATCGGCGGCCAGTCCGTCAACCCGAGCATCGGAGCGGCTGTTCGCTGGGTCTGGACGTACGACAACAACCCGGTCTGGTCGTGGGGATTGTTGCCGTCGCCGCGACCGTTCCTGCAAGCGGTGTTCAGCTTCCACGCCTGTCCGCTCGGAGCCAAGATCAGCGTGTCCTGCAACACCGTCACCGTCACCGATCACTTCGACATCAACGCAACGAGAGGAACGTACAGTGGTAGCGCTACCTTCAACTAACGGTGGGCGAATTCTGCTCGCCGGGCTCGTACTCGTATTCATCTATCTGGCGTTCTGGGCGTGGGCATCGACGAGCGTCCACAACGGTCAGGGCACGGTGTTCGACAACAAGGGGTCGCTGTTCTCGACTAAGACTCACCCGTAGTCAAATGTGAGCGCGAACGGAGACCCCCTGTCGCGCTCGCAAGGGCTCGCCGTTGGGCACGGTGAGCCCGCAGGCTGGTTGGGCCTGCCGCTCGCTCGGCTTCGCACCCCGAGCGGGCGGAAGTTCCAACCGGAGCTTCGAAAGCCATACTATAGGAGGTACCGAATGGCCAAAATGAAAGGGGGAAGTTGATGGGCGAAGAACTGACAGACAACTCGTGGGAAGAGGAACTCGACATGCAGATCGGCGAACACCCGACTGCGCACATCGTGTGGCATGTTCGAACTGGAGATATGGGCACAAATCTGATGTCGGCGCAGCTGATCGATGTTCACTTCGAGGGCGGCCCCGAGGGCGACACGATTCATGCGACTCTGGAAGTCGTGTGAGTCACACCGACGAGTTCAACGAGTTTCGAGCGCGCCGTGAAGCTGAGCGGCGCGCTCGGGTGAAAGTGACCTGGCGAAAGGTCGATGAGTTAACGGGCGGCGGGTACTCGGGCTACGGCCCCGCGGGCGCGCTCGTGTACATCGTGCTCAGCAATGATAGTTGGGAATTTGGGCGCTTTGCAGGAAAGAGGCGCATACGGGTTGGAACGGCCCGAACGCGGAAATTGGCAAAAGAATTGGCGACGGAGATTTTACATATCAATTCCGCGGAAGAAGGAAGAAAGCCCTGCTAATCAACAACTTTTGGATCTCTTTACTCCGGGCCGGAGATCGAGTAAGGTACCGGCTTCGTCGGCCGGGATGTCCGGGCCGGAGAGGAGAAAAAGATGAGGGGATATGTCTACTACGGTTCGTCACCGTACGCGAGCGGCTCGACAGGCAGCTACAGCTGAAACTCGAAACGCTGAGCAACATGGGGAGGGCCGCCGTCGCGCCGACGCGGTACCCTCATCCCGCGGTCCTCGGGCTGCGGCCCTCCCGATGCTGCGCACGAGCGAGCGAAGCTCGTTCAAGCGTTGCGAGTGGCAATGGTACTGGAGCTACGTCGAGCAAAGGCGGGCGCGCACCGATCGCCCGGCGCTGCGCTTCGGCACCCTGATACATCAAGCGCTCGCCGCCTACTACAAGCCCGGCATCAAACGCGGCCCGCACCCGGCAGGGGTGTTCGAACAACTGTACACTGCCGAGCGGGAGGCGGTCGGCGGCTTCGACATACGAGAGTACATCGACGAAGCCGACGAGACGGTGTGGCACGACGCGGGCGAGCTAGGCGTCGCAATACTCAACAACTACGTCGATACGTTCGGCGCCGATGACGAATGGGAGGTGCTCGCGACCGAGCAGCCCTTCTATCAGATCGTCAGCGATCCGGACGGCAAGCCGCTGTTCATCTACGTCGGCACGCTCGACGGCTTGTGGAAGAATCGCTCGACCCGCAAGTTGTGGCTGCCGGATCACAAAACGACGAACAAGAGCCGAATCGACACGCGCTATCTACGCCTTGATGAGCAAGCCAGCGCGTACTGGACGTGGGGTGTCGATTGGCTATACGACAACCGAATCCTCCGGCCCCGGCAGCAGCTCGCCGGAATGATCTTCAACTTCCTTCGCAAGGCGATGCCGGACGATCGGCCGAAGAACGAGAAAGGGCAGAGCCTCAACAAAGACGGCGGCATTAGCAAGAAGCAGCCGCCGCCCTACTTCGTTCGTCACCCGGTGTATCGCGACGAATTTGAAAAGGGCCAGGTGCGCAGCCGCGCGCTCCGAGAGTTCTACCGGATGCAGCGCATGCGCAACGGCGAAGAAGTTCCCGACAAGTCACCGAGTCAGATGAACTGCCCGTTCTGTCACCTGCTCGATATCTGCGAGCTACACGAGACGGGCAACGACTACCAAGAACTTATCGACGGAACCCTCGTTCACTACGATCCGTACACAACGTACGAGATCGAGGGAGAGCGTCGATGAGCAGTGGGCCGCGCCGTGGCACTAACTCCACCGCCTCTCCCCGACGGACGACGCGGCCCACTACATACAATTTCCTCAGGAGGCGATGGCGAGTGTGGTTCCGACGTACCTTAGCGACGGCAGTGCTCTTGTTCGGCTTCGCGACGATGGTATTCGCAGCGAAGGTAACGCTTTGAGGCGACGAGATACTCCGTTGCCGCCCGAGTACGACTACGTGGTCAAGGTGCCGCTGCCGTACGCGGCCGTTCAGTTCATCTACGCGGCCGAGGCGTCGAGCCATCACTTCACGTTGCGCGGGCGCCGTAGCGAAGTCGAACGCTGGCTACACGAAGCCCGCCGCGGCGTAGATCAGGCGTTGCGCAAGGTGTCGTCAACGTGAAGGGCGGCGTCATCATCCTCAGCCGCGACCGCGCTCACGACATCCTGCCGCAGACGCTACCGTTCTGGGTCGAACAAGACGTTCCGATCCTCATACTGACCGAACGCAAGCAAGTGTTCGACTACGACCTGGAAGTGCGGCACTTGGGGCTCGGGCGCAACGTTCGAATCTATCATCATCAGCGTAGCAACCGCGGCGTCGGCTACGCCCGCGCCAGTAGTGTGTTGCTCGCGAACCGCTTAGGCTGGGATGCTTTCATACAGGCGGACGACGATACGCGCCCGACCGGCGGCGACGTTCGGCCGCTGCTTGAATTCGTCGCGGCCGGGCGCGGCGGCGTGTGCGGCGGCTGGATGCCGCCCTACGGCCTCTGGTACCCGAACGGCAACGAGCTAGCGAAGGAACCCGGCCTCTGCCTCGCGACCGGCGCTCCGAAGGACAAGGCAATGGCCATCAGCGTACGGATCGCTTTGCTGGCGGGCAACTTCGAGCCGCGGCTGACGGTGTACCACGATACGTCGGAGATCGGCCGTCGCATCGTACGCGCCGGTCATATGTGGTACGTCTCGACCAGCCTTCACATCAAGTCCGTCAACAAGCCGAAGGACCCCGGCGGCATTACCGGCTTCGCAGGCGGTGTCGATCAGCGAGCGACGCTCGAACAGCGCTGCCACGAGATCGCATACGAGCTTTGGCCGAAGTACGTCAGTCACCCGAGCAAGCGCTTCGCTTGTAAGTGGCGACTCATGTTCGGAGATTGGATCGGCGAGGCGGCGTACCGCGCTGTAAAGGAGGCCTGGGTGTTCGAAATGAAGGACGTCGTGATGGCGACGGAGTTCTTCCGATGATCGAACGTTGCGCCGAGGCGGTGCTGCTCTGCTTGCTGAGGGGAGCCGCGCGCAGTGCCGCCTCGACGGAGCGCTCGGTCCTACCCCCGCCCTGTGACCGGGGCGACCCTACCCAACCGAGCGCTCCACCCTACAAGGAGGGGGCGACAACGTGAGCGAACAAGACGACGTACGGCCCGCCCAACAATTCGGGCCAAAAACGACCAAGGTGACGTTCGAAGGCGATCAGGAAGCTGTCGCGACCGAGGCGCTAGCGGGGCGCATCTCAGGTGATATCTTCGGGCAAAACGCGCTCGTCGGTCGCACCCTGACGCGCATGAGGAACGAAGGGCACTTGGTCACGATGGAGTTCGACCACGATCTCGTGATCAGCTTCGACGTAGCCGGGCAGATCAAGACCGGCCGCGTCAACCAACCACGCACGGCGCCGTCGGCGCTAACGGGCAGTGCCATTCACGATCACTTCGAGGCTCTGGACCCGGCGAACGAGGTTGACGCCGAAGCCGAGGAAATCGAGGAATCATGAGAGTCGAGCTTCACATCAAACATGAAACAGAAATGAAGGAATTCGAGTACGTGATCGAAGGCGCCGAGAGCGTACCGATCCCGTTGCCCGACGAGATCATCGGCTACCGGGACGAAAGCGGCATCGACTTCGCGTTGAAGGTGAAGGAGCGCACGTTCTTCTACAACGACCACCCGGAAACGACCCTCGGCGGCAGCGGCGTCACCTACGTGACGTTGCTTTGTGAACTACCCTGATGGCGAAGCATCCCTCGATCAAGCCCGTCTCGACTCGCGAGCACATCTGCGCCCTGATACACGGTGACCCCTCGGCCGGGAAGACCTCCTTCATCGGCACCGGCGGACGCAGCTACAAGATCCTCATCATCCGGCCGCCGCTCGACCAAGTTCAGCCGATTCGCGGCAGCGGTTGCGAAGAATGGGTCGTACAGAACTGGACAGACGCCTGGGAGGCGCTCGAATACTGCCGACATGACGGCGCCGACTGGGACTGGGTGTGGCTCGATTCGATCTCGCTCTGGCAAGATGTCGGACTCGATGACATCTGGGAGCAGACGCTCGACCGCAATCCGAAGCGACGCGAGTACGGCCGCGACAAGCTGGAGTACGGCATCAATATGGAGCGCATCGGCGAATGGGTGCGCTACATGGTCGGCCCCGACATGTTCAACTTCGGTATCACGGCACACTCGGAAGACCTGCCCGATCCGATGTCGGACAACGGTGGCATCAAGCGCCTACCGTGGATTCAGGGCAAGGGCATGATCTCGAAGGTCTGCGGCTACATGAACGTCGTCGGCTACCTCGAAGTAGCCGAGCGGGAACGCGGCGGTAAGCAGATCACCCAGCGTATCTTGCGTACCCAGAAGACTGAATACGTCTACGCCAAGAATCAGTACAACGCCTTCCCGCCGAACGGCAACATCGTCGATCCGACGATGGAGAAGTTCATGGCTGGTATCGAAGAGGCGCGACAAGCGGCCGCGCCGCAACGAAGGGAGGGGCGCCGACCAACACAACGACCGGCGGCACGTCGAACATCGACTCGTACTACGAGAAGGGAGCGAAGTAGCTGATGGCACGCATAAAGTATGATGTTTCTGACGTAGAGTCACGAAGCGGCGATCACGCAAAGGTCGGCACCTACACGGTGGCGATTCGCGACGCTGAGCAGCGCACCGAGAAGACCAACGGCGACCCGGCGAACGATATTCATCTGACGCTGGAGTTCGTGGACGAGGACTATGTGCCTGTTCACACGTACATCGGCCTCAGCCAGCGCAGCGACTGGAAGCTCAAGGAATTCGTGAAGGCACTTGGCCTACGCGACAAGGGCGAGATCGACACCGACAAGATCGTCGGCAAGAAGATGCGCGTCAAGGTCGTCGGCGACTCGTACGAAGGCAACTACGTCGCCCGCGCTGGCACCCTCCTGCCGTTGCGCGGCGGCGACAACGGCGACGAGCCTGCCGACGGCGACGATGGCGGCGAGGGGCCGGAGAACTACGAGGAATGGTCCCTCGACGATTTGAAGGCAGAGATCGGGGAGCGCGGGCTCGAGATCACCGGCCGCGCTACGAGTGCGAAGTTGATCGGCATTCTTGTCGAGGACGACGAGGCGCAGAGCAGCGACGGCGCTGCCGCCGACGGCGGCGAGCCGGAGGACTACTCGGCGTGGTCGCTCGATGAGCTGAAGGCGGAAGCCGAGGAGCGCGGCCTCGAAATCAGCGGCCGCAAGACGACGCAGAAGTACATCGACGCCCTTACCGAAAGCGACGAGTCGGGCGGCGGCGACGGCGCCGGGGCAGCGGCTCCAGAGGACGACTACGACGAGTGGGAAGTCAAGGAGCTGAAGGACGAGATCGCTGACCGCAAGCTCGACATGCCGAGCGGCCGACTCTCGAAGGACAAGCTGGTCGCCGTTTTGCGCGAGGACGACGGCTCCAACCCGTTTGAAGGCGACGAGTAGTACGACCAAGCAACGGTGTCGGGCTACTCGACAACTGATCTCGCACTGGCGAGCGTGCTCTCCCTCAACGGGTACCAGCTCACTATGAATCTGGTCAACCCTACGACCGTCGCCTGGGACGTCGCGGACGACTCGACCGATGAACTGTTCGAGGAAATCGTCCGCGAGTACGACGCGAGGCGGTATCGCGTTGAGCCTCGTGCGTTCGCACAAGAGCTCTACAAAGTCCGCAAGGCGATGTACAGCAAGCTCGGAATCAGAGCGAGTAGGTTGACGAAACGGTCCGGCTGACGGCGGAGGGGGTCGGTCTCCATCCCGGCCCCCTCCTCTCAGCTATGCCGATAACTAAACGACAACTTGATCTGTTGCGGCCCTACCTCGAAGGTGGCGGCGACCATGCTTCCTACCTCAACACGTATGATGATCCGCCGACGCGCGAGATCAACCTACATTGCCCGCTACACGGCGACAAAGGTATCGCGGACGTAGTTCGATCGGCAACGCTCAACGTTGACAAGGGCGTTTACTACTGCAACGCTGGTTGCGGGGGCGGCTCGGTTCGCAGCCTGATCGCGAGGCAGGAAGAATGGTTGCGGCCGCCGATCGGCGCCGTCTCCTCGAACGGCGGCGTGCATCGCACCAGCGACAAGCCGCCCGAAGAACCGAGCGAGGCGCGAGTAAGCGCTTGGCACTCGGTGTTGATGAATAGCGACGCCGAGCGCGAGGCGCTTATTGCCGAACGCGGCATAACGACCGACGGCATCATCAGGTTCGAGATCGGCTGGGATCGCAGCAAAGGCATTTACACGATCCCGGTACGCGACTTCGACGGCGAGCTGATCAACGTACGTCGCTACAACCCGCGCCCCGGCCCGAACCGGCGCAAGATCTGGGGACTTACCGGGCACAACCGCCCGACGCTGTTCCCGATGCAACAGATCAAGCCGAAGCCGGAGTTCATCATCATCGGCGAGGGCGAGTGGGACATCATCCTCACGATCATGAACGGCTACCCGGCGATCACGCGCACCGGCGCCGCCGACTCCTGGAACGGCAAGTGGACCGAGTTGTTCTCGGACATGGTCGTCTACCTCGCGCACGACTGCGACGACAAAGGCTTCAAAGCGAACAACAAGCTCGGCCACATCCTCGGCAAGAACGCCGACGTTCGCGTAATCGCCCTGCCGTACCCGCGCGTACCGAAGCACGGCCAAGACCTCAGCGACTTCTGGCGCGAGTACGACCGCAACGACTTCGAGCGCTTGCTCGCGACGGCAGAGCCCTGGGACAAGCAGACCGAGCAAAACACGAACGGTGTCGGTGTCATATCGGCGACGGTGCTAGAGAGCTTCGACGCCCGCAACCTCGGCAAGCCGCTTCACATTCAGGTCACGATCAAGGGTCGCAAGGAGCCCGGCTACTCGCTGCCGAAAGTCGCGCGCCTAACGTGTTCGCGAGACGCCGGTAAGGCTTGCGACACTTGCCCGTTAATGGCCAGCGGCGACGCGGTCATCGAGATACCGAAGGAAAGTCCAACGATACTCGCTATGCTCGACACGCCGACGAAGAACGTCATAGACCTCGTGCGGCAGGAGTACGGCGCCCCGAGTTGTAAGAAACTCTCCATCGTCGTTACAGAACATCAGGCAGTCGAGCAGTTGTTCGGCCGACCGAGTATCGACCAGAGCGACGGCACGAAGGCCCAGGACTATAAGAACATCAAGATCACGAACGTCGGGCACCACGACACGCTGCCGAACAACACTGTCGATGTCACCGGCGCGTTGTTCGCGAACCCGAATACGCAGGTCAACGAGTTCCTGGCCTGGGAACTAGAGCGCCTCGAAACGAGCGTTGACCGATTCGAAGTGACGCCCGAGCGCGTAAAGCTCATGAGCCGCTTCCGATCGGACAGCCGAGGGCCGCTCAGGAAGCTAGTCGAGATCAACCGCGAGCTAGCGGCGCAGGTAACGAAGATCATCGGGCGCGTCGAAATGCATGCGGTCATGGACCTGACGTTTCACAGCGTACTCTCCTTTAAGTTTGCGGGGCAGATGATTCGGAAGGCGTGGCTCGAAAGCCTCATCCTCGGGGACACGCGAACCGGCAAGAGCGAGGCGGCGACTCAACTCGTCAGACATCTCGGGGCTGGCGAGATCGTTGGTGGTGAAAGTGCGAGCTTCGCCGGTATCGTCGGCGGCCTGCAACAAATAGGCGGTCGCGATTGGACGGTGACGTGGGGCGCCATCCCCATCAACGATCGCCGCCTCGTGATACTTGACGAGGCGAGCGGCCTCTCGCCCGAAGAGATCTCTCGCATGAGCGACGTGCGAACGGCAGGCGTCGCCCGTCTGACGAAGATTCAACAAGAAGTGACGTACGCTCGAACGCGGCTGATCTGGATGAGCAACCCGCGTAACGCGAAGATGGCCGACTTCACCTACGGCGTACAAGCGCTCGGCCCGCTGATCGGCAACCCTGAGGACATCGCCCGCTTCGACCTGGTGGTGGCGCTCGCGATCGGTGACGTCAACCCCGAGGACATCAACCGGGCGCGGCCGAGCGGTACGGCGACCTACACGAGCGAAGCCTGTCACAACCTACTGATGTGGGCGTGGACGAGACAAGCTGACCAGGTGATTTGGACGGACGGCGCCGAGGAAGCGGTGCTGGCCGCGGCGAACGATATGGGCAGGCGCTACGTCGAGGACCCGCCGCTCGTACAAGCTGCCGACATTCGGGTCAAAATCGCCCGCGTCTCGGCGGCGCTCGCGGCCCGCACCTTCAGCAGCGACAAGTCGAACGAGTTACTGCTCATCACCCCGGCGCACGTTCGTGACGCCGTTCGCTTCATGGATCACCTGTACAACATGCCGACGTTCGGCTACGCCGAACGCTCGAAGCAGCTGCGCGGCGACATACAAACCGCGCTCGACAACCGCGAGGCGACGATCGACTTCCTACAGGGGCGCCCTGGGCTCGCAACGTTCCTACGAGACCAAGGTCACTTCCGACGGCAGGACGTCGAGGAAATGTTGAACTATGCCCGCGAGGAAGCGAACGCCACGATCAACCATCTGTGGGCGCTCAAAATGGTCACGAAGATCAGCGGCGACATTCGCATTTCTCCGACCCTACACGCCCTGTTGCGGGAGGAAGACCTATGAAGAAGCGGACCATCGGCATTCTTCGACGCAACAAATCAGAGAAGCCGAAGAAGATCGACGAAAATGTCTTCCTGCGCAATCTCGATCCGTTGCCCGAGCCGCCGAAGCCCGAGCAGCGACAACAAACTCGCGCGCCGGTCACCGTCCGTAAGCGCCTCAGTTCGCAGAAGCGTGCACGCTTGCGGGCCATGCGCGGCAGGAAGGCGAACGTGAAGAGAATGCTGAGCAAGAGGGGGTGATCGAATGATCGACGCCGAAGCGATGGAACGCGGCGAGCGTACGCTCCGCCTGATCTACGGCCTCGCGCCGGGCAGCGTTCCTCGGCAAATGGCGCAGCTAAAGGTCAGCGAGGAAGCGTACGCGAACGTTCAGCACCACCTGATCGACGTACTACGCAAGCGCTACAACCAAGCCTGGCGAGCCATGGACCCGCAACTCGAACCGGCGATCGGCTCGATGCTATTCCACATGTTCCTGCTCGGCTTGGTGTGCGGGCGCTACGAAGGGAGCCCGTTGCAATGAGTCAGACGAGGCTCTGGGAAGCGACGCTGCCGCCGATCGCCCGGCCCAAACCAGGAACGTCGCGAAAGAACGACATCGCGATACTCGGCTGCGGCCCGGCAGGGTTGCTCGCGGCGCACGCCGTACGACTCGCGGGCGGCGAACCGCTCGTCTACAGCATCAAAGAGAAGTCCGAGATCCCCGGCTCGCTACACCTACGACGCGCGGTGCCAGAGCTGACGCCGAGCTACGCCGACAACCTCGTGAACGTCGTTCGTATGGGCACGCCGGAGGGCTACGCTCGCAAGGTGTACGGCGACTCCTCGCACGCGACCGGCTGGGAGAACTACAGCCAGAGCTATCCGAGCTGGAACGCGATTTGGGCGTACGATCAATTGTGGAAACGCTACGAGCGAAACATTCATCACTTGCTGATCGAGCCGGGCATGATCGAGGACTTTCTCAAGCTGTTCCGAGTCGTTATCAATACGCTGCCGCGACGTTTCCTCTGCGCCGACGACGAGCATACGTTCAAGTCTGTGCCGTACTGGATCAAATCGCTCGCCCTGCCGGACGGCGAAGCGGGGCGCGAGGTAATCATCTACAACGGTCGGCCGGAGGACGTGTGGTATCGCTACTCGATCCTCGGCGACCGTTGCAGCGTCGAAAGCACTTACGGCTTCGAGGGCGACGGCGTCATCGAAGGCGTAAAGGCGATCGGCAACACGTGTACATGCTGGCGAGGGCTCGTACACGCCGGTCGCTGGGCGGAGTGGCGTCACGGCGTTTTGCTGAACGATGCCTTTGACGTTGCATACAACGTAAGCCGGGAGGTACTAGGTTGAGCATCGTGTTCAACAACGAGGGTGACATTCAGTACCCAGATACTGCTCACATATCGGACGAAGACCTGGGCGAGTATGCGGCAGCGCTCGAAGACGCATTCAAGGTCTACGTCGAACGCGAGCGAATACGACGCGGCCTGTGGAAGCAATACTCGACGCTCGACCAAGCGCGCACAATCCGATTCAAAATCGACCGCGTCATCAGTGCGCTCGAACGCGGCGAGCCGGAGCCACCGATGGTCGCCGAGATCAACAGTGAGTTCGACGACATCATCAACTATTCCGTGTTCGGCAAGCGGCTCGTGCGAGGAAACGTCACGTGACCGGCAAGGACATCCTTCGTTGGTCTGACGATGCAATGTACGAAGCACAAGCGATGCGACGCGCGGAAGGCTCACGGCAGATTGTGCCGCAGGTCTTCATGTTGAGCGGTACGCCCGACCCGCTCGGCAACCTCGCCGCAGATATGAGGATGTATCGCGGAGATCCTGTCTATAGCCTTACCGAGATCACGAACGACGAGCGGCGCTGGGCGTGGGAAGAGCTGATGAAGACGCATCTCAACACGCCGCTCGAAGGCGTACAAGTCAAGTTCATGATCGAGTGCGTTACGCGCTCCTTCACCCATCAGATGGTCAGACAACGTTTGGGCGCATATTACGTTCAGGAGTCACTGCGCTTCGCCGTTAAGCGTGGTTTGGCGAAGGAAGCGGCGCTACCGCCGAGCATTATCCCCGGCCCCGCTGCCGACGAACCGGCCTTCGTCATCTACACCGACGCGATCCGAGCCGCCGAGAAGGCGTACAACGCCCTGATCGACGCGGGCATCCCGGCCGAGGACGCGCGCTACCTACTGCCGCACGCGACGACGACTCGCATTATCTACACGACGAACCTGCGAGCGCTGTTCGAGGCCGCGGGCAACCGACTCTGTACGCAGGCGCAGTTCGAGTGGCGAGCCGTCTTCCTCGGCATGATGAAGGCAATACAGAAGTATCGAACGATCGGCCACCCTGCACCGGACAGCCTCGTCGATTTCTGGCAGTGGGAATTGATTGCGTCGCCGGGCGTCCGTAGCTTTACGCCGATCTGCTACCGGCTCGGGCGCTGCGCCTTCATGTCGGAACTCGACCGCGGCTGCTCGATTCGTGACCGTGTTCAAGAATTCGCGCGCCTGGGCATCTCGTCGGACGAGTGGCACCTAGACCGGGAGGCGACTGTCGGGCCGGCACATCTAGGTGTGAAGGGTCCGACGTACCGCGGTATCGATCCGGCCGAATGGTTGGCGAGCCCGACGGCGGGCGTAACGACCAAGGAACAGCCGAGGCCGCAGTGAAGCAAAGCAACGCACGCCTCGTCTGGATCACGCCAGACGCCGAAGCCGTTATCCTGTACATCGCCCGCGTATCGAGTGATCAAGAAAACACAGACACAAACCTCATCAAGTTCCTCGTTCGGCAGAAACACTGGTCGCCGTTCGACATGGCGAATATGTGCGTAGAGATCGAAACGTCGCGAGCAATTGCCACACAGTTTCTGCGGCACGGCAGTTTCAAATTTCAGGAATTCAGTCAGCGTTACGCCTCGCCGAAAGATGCCATTCGCTACCTCGGTCGCCGGCAGGCAGATTCCAACCGACAAAGCTCGATCGACAACTTAGCCGACAATGAACAACAGTGGTTCATTGACGCACAGGAAGTCGTGATACAGCGCAGCTTCTTGATATACCGGGAAGCCCTAAAGCGCGGCATAGCTCGCGAGAGCGCTCGTTTTTTGCTGCCGTTATCGACGCAAACGAAGCTGTACATGAACGGAACGATCCGATCGTGGATTCACTACCTCGCCTTGCGAACGACGGAAGACACACAAACAGAGCATCGCTCGCTCGCAGTTATGGTTAGAACCATCTTTCAAGACAACTTACCAGTTATTGCAGAGGCACTCGAACTGTGAGTAATGTGACCTACGGCCGCTTCGGCGACAACCGGGAAGACCCGTTAGGGTACGGGCCGTGCGATATAGCGCTCGACCGGGACGGAGAAATTGTCGAATGTGCGAAGGGGTTGTTCCACGAAGGGCTACATGAAGGTGTTGACGAAAACGACGAAATCATCAGCTGGTTCTAGGGGGACATTTGGCGACTGATACGTCACCGCGTCGCACACGCACGCTTACGCACGATGACAGCCTCGACAGCCTCAAGACTCGTATCGAAGTTCATCGCGACGGCGAGTGCGAGCACGAACAGTATCCGTGGATTCGCAAAGACCGTGCGACGCGGCGCCTGCCGAACCGCTCACGTGAGATGACCTTCGTGTCGCTTCACCATCACAGTACCTTCTCGTACCTCGACGGCTACCAGCTGCCGGAAGCTCACGTTCGCCGAGCGACTGAGCTAGGCATGCGCGGGCTCGCAATGACCGAACATGGCAACGTCTCGTCGCACGTACGTCTAGAGAAGGCTGCTCAGAAGGCGGGGGTCAAGCCGATCTTCGGCGTCGAGCTGTACACAGGCAAAATCGGCGAGGAAGCTACGCAACGTAAGAACCACCTCACGGTGCTCGCTTCGACGCCTCGCGGCTACAACAACCTGTTACGCCTCGTGTCCCGAACCTACGCGGAGGGCTACTACTATGAACCTACGGCGGATTGGAGCATGCTGCGCGATCACCGCGACGGCCTGGTGGTGCTATCCGGTTGTCAAGGTTCAGCGCTCTTCACATCCTTGGTGGGAGGCAAGCTTGTGGCCCCCAAGGATGCGAGCTACGAACGAGGGAAGGCTCTTGCTCGTCGCTTTAAGGCAAATTTCAACGGTAACTACTACTTGGAAGTACAGGCATTTCCGGAGCTTGCTGAGACCCGTCGAGCAAATGCGCTTATTGCGGACCTTAGCGAGGAACTACACATTCCTCTTGTCGCAACATTCGACTGCCACTACACAATGCCTACCGAGAAAGAGCTACAGCAGGTACTTCACGCAGTCCGATCCGGAAAGCACACCGTAGAAGAGCAAGCGCGAGACTGGGGCTACGCGGCGAACCTCTGCCCGCCGATGAACGACGCCTCGGTGGTGCGCAAGCTACAAGCGACCGGCCTCACGAAGAAGCAAGCCGTACAGGCCGTACTCTCGACCGAAGAAATCTACGACCGCTGCAACGTCGAACTGCCGATCCTGCCTATGGTTCGCTTCCCGTTGCCGGATAAGTTCTCCACGCCGGTCGAATACTGGCGACACTTGCTCGAAGAGGGCTGGCGATACCGGCGTTGCGACCGCCTACCTCGGGGTGAGCAGCGCCGGTACCGCGAGCGACTTGAACGCGAGTGCGAGGTCATCGAGGACAAAGACTTCGTGGACTATTTTCTGGTGGTCGGCGACGCGATACGCTGGGCGAAGGACCACGGCGACAAAGGTCGCGGTATCGCCGTCGGCCCCGCGCGCGGCAGTAGCGCCGGTTCACTCGCCTGCTGGCTACTTCGCATTACCGAGGTCAACCCGATGCTGTACGAGGACTTGGTGTTCGAGCGGTTTATCGACCCGAGCCGACAGGACTTGCCCGACATCGACATCGACTTCGACAGCGAAACTCGTTACCAGGTGCGCGAGTACCTCGCCGGTATCTACGGCGACGAGTGCGTATCGAACATCGGAACGTTCACCGGCTACAAGGCCAAGAACTCGCTGGACGACGTGGCTCGCGTGTACAAGATCCCGAAGTTCGAGGTAGACCAGGTCAAGAATGTGCTGATCGAGCGGTCGAGCGGCGACCTGCGCGCTTCGGCGACGATCGAGGACACTGTGCTGACGTTCGATACGGCGCGCGGCGTATTCGAGCGACATCCGAACCTCGGCATCGCCATGGAGCTAGAAGGCAACTATCGCGGCTTCGGCGTACACGCCGCGGGCATCGTCGTCTCGACCGGCCCGATCACCGACGTGTGCGCCGTCTACGAGCGCAAGACTGACGAAGGCGTACAGCAAGTCGTGTCGATGGACAAGTACGACGCCGAGAAGCAGGGTCTTTTGAAGCTCGACTTTCTCGCCCTGTCGAACATGACGATGCTGAACAACTGCCGCCTAGAGATGGGCTGGAAGCTCGACGATTTGTACAACATCCCGCTCGACGACGAGCGCACGCTCGCCGGGTTCCGAGTCAACGACTGCCTCGGCGTCTTCCAGTTCGAAGGCCGCGCGATGCGATATATCTGCGGCGCACTCGTGCCGACGAGCTTCAAAGAGTGCGCCGACGTAAACGCACTCGCGCGCCCCGGCCCGCTTCACAACGGCGCCGCGAACGAGTACATCGACATCAAAGCCGGCAACAAGAAGCCCGACTTGATTCACCCGTCGCTCGAAAAGATCACGGCGAACACACAGTACCAGATCGTGTACCAGGAGCAGATCCTTCGCATTCTCGGCGAGATCTTCAACTTCGACTGGACGCACCGCGCCGAAGTCCGACGCATCATCAGCCGTAAGATCGGTGAGCAGGCGTTCAACCGCAAGTGGGAACTCGCGCTCGAAGGCGCCCGCGAGCTACACCCCGACATGGGCGACGAGCTAGCCGCGAAAATCTGGGGCATGTGCATCACAGCGGGCTCTTACGCATTCTGCCTAACCGGCGACGCCGTTATACAAACCGGCGGGGCAAATCGACACCACGACGGACGCTACACACTCAAAGAGCTTTGGGAGGCATACAACAGCGACACATCGCTCGGCGCGAAGCTCCGCTACGGCCAGAACGGTAAGCGCATCAAAATTCAGTCGTTGTCGGCAGAAGACTGCCGGATACGGCCCGCCGAGTTCCTTTCGATCAAGCGCTCCGACGTTCCGCAAATCGTGTACGACGTGACGCTTGAAAACGGCATGACGTTCGCCGGTACGCTGCCACACCGCGTCTTGACGGATCGAGGCTACAAAGAACTCGGCGAACTTCAGCCGGGCGACGAAGTCATCTGTCAAGACCCGACGTATCGTTATTCGCAGCCATCGGCGAAGCGCGAACAGCCGATGCGCACGACGTACGAAGGTCAGGGCTTTCAGTCGGGCGAAGGCAATATCAGCTGGATCGACGGACGAACTGAGTTGGCGAGCGTCGCGAAGGCTGCCGTGCTCGAACGAGCGAAGGGCGTTTGTGAACATGCCGGTACGAACGGCGCCTGTCACGGTCGCGAGGAATACGCTCATATCCTGACGCTTGACGACTTCAATGGCGATTACGCCCGTTACCACAAGCCGAGTAACATGATGTACCTGTGTAATCACCATCACAAGAAGTTCGACTACGGTATGGGGATACGCCGTAGGCGCGACTCGAAGGGCAGGCCGACAACGATCAGCTCCGTCGTCAACGTTTCGGCGCGGCTCGAAACTGAATGGGTGTACGAGCTAGAGATGCTCGATCACGAACACAACTTCGTCGCGAACGGCGTCGTTCATCACAACAACGCTGCTCACGCCTACTCCTACACGATGATCGGCTTTCACACAATGTGGTTCAAGCAGCATCACCCGGAGCTTTTCTACACCGAGATGTTCAAGATCCGCGGCGGTCGCGCCTCAGTCGCTCACCGTACGCGCGCCGCCGAGCAGGGCAAGGGCGACAAGCTCGCGATGCTGATCCGCGACGCCGTTCGCGGCAACCCGCTTTGCGACCGGCCGTCCGTCGATGTCGTGCCGCCGAACGTCCGCCGTAGCGGACGAACCTGGCGCCGGGGCGTCGGCAAGGTGTACGCCGGGTTCACGCAGGTACCGGGCATAGGCGAAGTGACGGCCACCTCGATCATCGAATGGCGCAAGGCCGAGGGCGAGCACAACCCGAAGCTACATCACGTGGACTGGAACCGCCTGATCGAAGTGAAGGGTATCGGCCACAAGACGATCAAAAACATCGTAGCCTTCGGCGAAAGCGACGATCCGTTTCACGCGCTGTGGCTCGACAAGGCTATCGCTCACGTCAAGCAGGAGATCAGAGAGAAGAAGCTCGGTAAGGATGTGCCGCGGCCCGTCACCGTTTCAATCGACCTGCCGTATCACCGCAGCAAAGACATCCCGGTTATCTGGCTCGGCGCTATTCAGATGCGGAACGAACGCGACCTGTTCGAGTTCAACCGCGCGAAGACCGGCATCGAGCTGAAGCCGGAGGAAGTGAAAGACCCGCACCTCAGCAAATGGCTCGTTTGTATCGGCGATGACGAAACTGACCAGCTAAGCCTCAGGATCGACAGGTATCGCTATCCCAAGTTCCGAGAAGCACTTTGGAGCATGCGACTCGGTCACGATCTCATGCTTTGTCGAGGAGTTAAAAAAGGCTACACAGCGACGCGACAAATAGATGTGTCTGATCTTTGGATAATTGACCCATTTGCAGATTAATGCCAAACTTCAAGCCGATTACTAGAGAAGCTCGCGCCACTTTCTTGCTCGCTATCGGCGGGAAGATCGAGCGCACCGATCGTTGCCTTCTCTGGCCTGGCAAAACATTTGATGCCGGGTACGGCTGGATAAAGGTGTCAGGGCAAGGATGCTTTGTAGTTCACAGAATCGCTTTCACAATCGGTGCGAGGACGATGTGAATGGCGAGTACGTGAGGATCATGCCCATCGAGGGCGCTGAGGCCCGTATGAAGGCTCGCGCTGCTCTCGCGGGGGAGGAAGCGTGACCCCCGCCTATCAGCAGCTACTTCAATACGGATGGATGGAAGGGCGGTGGGCGGCGTGATGGACAGGAGCACCATCGCCGTTCAGGTCGAGCACCTGCGAAACCTTGAAGACGGCTGGGACAGCTACGGCGGCGTTCCGCCGAATCCCGTCGCGCTCGCCAAGGCTGAGGAGCTTGCGTCGATCCTCGTCGCCGCTGGCTGGCCGGTGCCTGCGCTCGTCCCTTGTGGGGATGGTGGTGTACAGGTCGAGTGGCACACGTTCGGGTTCGACATCGAAGCACTGATCGAGGCCGTCTCGTGACCCCTGCTGCTCTCGCGGAGGCGGAAGCGTGAACGCCTGTCCTCACTGTGGCCGCAAGGGCCGCTTCTACCGCCGCGAGCCGTCCGGCTATGTTGCCTGGCAAGAGTGGGCCGAGAAGATGATCCGGACGCACCATCTGGAGCGCTGCCCCGGCTGCGACAAGTTCACCGTCTGGCGGAAGGGGCCGCCCGTCGCGGAGGCGGAAGCGTGACCGAGTCTGTGTTCGACCGGCTCCGCGAACTCACTCCGCGCATGGAACGTCTCATCGATTCTTCGCTCGACCCACGTGTTCGGGATCAGCTGTGGGAGCCGCTCGTCGCCGTCGCGGAAGCGGCCCGTCTTGTCGATGACGAGCACGAGGCTGGCCTATCTGCCGCTTTCGGAACGGCCGAGAAAATGCACTTTGCGCTCGCGGAGCTTGAGCGGGCCGTCAACGAGGCGACAAACATGTAATGCTTTGGACAGATCACAAAACGATTCAGGAAAGAGGGTGATAGCTGAAGACACACGAGCGTGCCCGCTCTCAATATGAGCGGAGGACTCGTAAGCGACAGAAGAGGGGATACCATTGAAGCGCAAGCTGTCACTAACCGTTGTCGTCCTCTTGGTCGCGCTAGGGGGCGCGACGGGACAAACAGCCCAAGCTGAGAAGAAGAGGGAAGCGTGTACAGGAACGATCACAGCAATTCAAACCTACAGGCAGCACGTCTGGTACATGCAGCGGGTCATGGGTGCCCGACTCACGTACAGCGCTCGCGCCGAGCGACCGCATGCCTGCGGTTTCGATCGCTGGATCTACCGGCTGTGGAAGGGCAGGGCTGCGAAAGTACGGCGAGCGTTCACGCACCCGCCGCACTACGCAGCGTGGATGTGCATTCATCACTACGAAGGGGCCTGGAACGATCCCAACGGCCCGTACTACGGCGGCCTTCAGATGGACATCGCGTTCCAGCAGGCACACGGCTCTCGCCTACTCGCAACGAAGGGCACTGCCGATCACTGGACGCCGCTCGAACAGATCTGGGTGGCAGAAGCCGCCTACGACAGCGGCCTCGGGTTCGGACCCTGGCCGAATACGGCTCGCTACTGCGGCCTGATCTGAGGAGGATCGCGTGACGCTAAGCATCTTGAACACTCGCAAGGTCGTCGTAGTCGGCTGGACCACCGAAGGCGACGGCGACGAAGTCATCAAGGGTTCCGAGGCGACGCTGGAAGTGGACGGCGAGGAAAAGCGCACCATCAAGAACAACGGCGAAGGCGACCTGTTCTTCCCCAACAACTTCGCCGGTTCGATCAACGTAACCGTGCGAGGGTCACACTCGGGCGAGGACACGGCCTCGCTCGCAATCGAGTAACAGAAGGAGTACTATGGCACTCAACATGAGTGAGATCGCTGCCGACATCGAGGACATGACTGGCGTCGGCCAGAACCTCACCAAGCATGTCTTGCGGGCGCTCGCCGAGATCGCGGCAGAAGAGATCGAAGCGGGCGAGGACTTCACCGTTCCCGGCATCGTCTCGATCAAGTACGCCTACAAGCCCCCGCAGAAGAAGGGCGAGCGCTGGCGCAAGGGCCAAGAGCGTACCAAGTTCGGCGGCGAGACAGAAATCGCCGAAAGCGACAGCCCGCCCGTGAAGGCGAGCATCCGCCTCAAGGCAGCGCCGACCGGCGCGGTGTACAAGTTGCGCCCCGGCACGAAGCCCGAGGCACAGGCCGCGTTCCTCAAGTCTAAGACAGGGAAGGCGGTCATCAGCCGCAAGTCGAAGTGATGCCAGAAGACGATGCGCTTTGGGAAGCCCTCCTCAAAAATGAGCAACTACGACGAGAACTCGATAACGCCAAGCGTACGATCCGTCGGTTGCGTGAAGAGAAGGCAGCCCTGAAGCGCGAAGTCGAAGAGGCCGTATTGCTGATCGGAAACATCAACAAGCCAAATAAGCGACGCAAAGCGCCGAAGCCCCCGCCTAGCCAATACTTCGAGGAGTGATATGAAGCTCACCCGTCCACAGATGCTCGCGTTCGGCAGCCTCGCCATGAGGCTCGGCGTGGAAGTCGGTTACGAGATCGTCGATCAGAACAACCTCGGCAACATTACGGTGAACGCGATCGACGTGCTGGGGAACAAGAAGCTGTTCGTCCTGCCGCCCGCGGGCGGCTTCACGAGCGTACCGACGTGGCCCGATACCGGCCCGCCCGGCCCCACGCCGGGCGTTGCAGCCTCCCCGAGCAGCCCTACGGCGACCGGCGCGGCCGAAACCTCGGCTCCGAGCTAGGGCCTCCCTGCAAATTGTCAGGCTCCGTGCAGCAGGAATTTAGGCGTCGGGGCGGCCCCGAGGCCGGTTCGGGGGGTTTCGGGTTGCAAACGGAGGCTGACATCGTCTGGAACGCCCCTAACGGCCGCTACCTCGACCGCTACGCGGTTTCGGGCCTGATGACCGACGAAACCCTTACGCCGGAACGTTTGTCGATCATCGAGGCCGCCCGGCTGAGCAGCGGCGTCGCGACAGTCGCGTACTACCTCGCGCTGCCCGACCGCACTGCCGCCGAGCGCCGCCGCGGTCGGCGCGTCGAACATGCCCTGGCGCAAAGCCTCGTCGCCTGGGGCGAGCGACCTGGCGACTACCCGAGCAACGACGACGTACAACGCGCCGCCCTTCGGCTCGAATGGGCGCGCTGGTACGAAGCGTACGACTTGGCCGTTATCGAGCGCATAACCTACGTCGCCAGCTGGGCGCTCGCTACCTCGCACGAACGCTTCGGCAAGTCGGCGCTCGTCAAGCTCACGAACGAGCGCGGCTGGGTGGCTCGCGCAGTCGCATGATCGCCTACTTCCTGAAGCCGATCGACATTGCTCCGAGCAGCAAGCGCAGGGTTTGGATGGACGAGTCTCCTGGCCGCTTCGCCTACCTCTGCCAGCCACTCGTGATTGCCAACGAAGTCGGCTTCGACTTGAAGCTCGCGGCGCCGGTCGAATCAGCCTGGGAGGGCGGGCCAGGAATCGCTAGCTTGAAAACGACGCCTCCGGCGACGAGTCACTTCGGACAGGGCATCGTTACCTTTCACGTCAACTGCCTGTTCCGAACGGAGCCCGGCGTTCAGCTGATCGTCGGCGGTCCGCTCAACGAGCCGAAGGACGGCATATTCGCGCTCACGGGTATCGTCGAGACGAGTTGGGCAGTAGCAACCTTTACGATGAATTGGAAGCATACGCGCCCCGGCATCGTAAGCTGGGAAGCGGGCGAGACGTTCTGTCAGATCATCCCGGCCAAAATCTTCGACCTGCCAGATGGCCTCAGCCTGGAACAGCGACCGCTCGCGGGCGAACTCGAACTACTTGAGCAGTATACCGCCTGGTCAAACTTGCGCAACGAGACGATCAGCGCGCGTCGCCGCGACCTAGACTACAAACGCGGCAGCTCGCCCGGCGGAGCGACGGCCCCGGAAGGCGAGCACAAAAGTCACTTTCGCTAGCTCGACTAACATTTCTTGTCGAGCGTCTCCAGCTCGTTGATGATCGCCTCCAGCGACGCCACCGACGCCGGGGCGACGTCCGTCGGCACCGTCCGCTCGATCTCCTCGATCGCCCGCGAGTTCAACACGACGGCCTCTGTGATCTTGACCTCGTTGCTGACGATCAGGCAGGTCGCGGCCGTGTTGCGGGCGACCTTGTCGTCTTGCCGGTTCGAGTACTGCGCGAGGCCGACGACGGCGACCACGACGAATATCACGTAAGCGAGGAGATGGCCCCAGAAGCCGCCGATCAGCCAGCGATAGTCGTCACGAGTTAGCCGTTGAATTCCCATTGCTCCGCCTCAGCGGAAAGTTGAGGTAGGCCGGGAGCCCCATCATCGCGCCGTAGAATACGAGCAAGGCGGGCTTCGGGTCGCTGGCGACGAACTCCTGGTGAAGAACGCCGAACAAGCCGCCCAGGAACAGGAGCATGTCGCGGACGATCGCCCAGCGCGGCGAGCCCTGACCCTTTTGTGCCTGTCCGTTAGTCATTAGACGGCAGAAGCGTCCTGATCTTGTTGTGCTCGCTCGGCTTGCGCGTTGTCGTCTGCGAGGCTGTCCCAAAACTCGGTGTCATCCTTGTCAACGTACACCGACAACCCGAAGCCGCTGACGAGGTAGGTGAGCGCCGACTCCTCGTCCGTACTCGGCTGAGCGGGCTCGACCGAGTAGTTCCATCCTCGCAACTTGGTGATCGTATCGTCTAGCGTCATGTCCTCCCCCTAGCTTACCCGAATCGGCTTGACGCGCATCCACCGCCGCCCGTACGTCGCGTTGTTGGTGCCGTCCGACTTGTACTTCGCGATGACAGTCGAGAAGACCGCCACGGATGTCTTCTTGCGCATACGAGAACCTTGTGCGACAAGGGAGGACGTGCCCGAGGCGCGAAAGCCGTCGGCGTCAACCGCGCCCGCCCCGGCGATGTCGAAGCTCACCCAGGCAGTTTGTGCACCAGCAGAAAGCGCGATTTCGCTGCCGACTTCGATGAGGTAGTCTCCGGCGCGCGGCACAGTGACGCTAGGGCCGACAGTCGTGAGGTTCGCGTAGGTCGCAGAGTTGGTCGCCTCGGCAGTCGTGACTTCCGAGAACAACTCGTCGCCGCCGACGAAGATCCACATGGACATCGAGGCGTTGTACTTGAAGCGCCAGTAAATCGGCGTCGTGGCATCGGCGACGTACACGAACTCCTGATCGTTGGTCGGCGAAACTGGGAAGCTCGTACCGGACTGTGATCCGGAAATCAGGTGCCAGGCCGTGCCGTCGTCGAACCACATCAACTGCGTGTCCGTCGTCCACCAGAACACGCCTGCCATGTGCGTAGTCGCTAGGCGATTTGCGTCGGTGTTCTCGATGTAAACGGCATCGACTTCGAGTGCGTCGATCAGGTACTTGATGTGACGCGGAATGTCCGGCCGATCGCTGCGATCCGGATTCGGAAACTGAATGCCGCGTCGGGTACTTGAGAGCATAGCCCCCTCCCTCAGAATTGAATGTAGACGTCCTGGTACGTTTGTTCAGCGTTCCAAAGTTCTCTGTAAGAAGCAAACTCAACGAAAATCACCGAGTACGCTGAGTAAGTACCTGGCGTCCCGGGCAGAATTTGGTAGCTCAGGACGAGGCCCGCAGGCTTCGTTTGTTGCAAGACGTACTCGATCAAGTTCGGGATGATCGACATCCAGAATATCCAGTAACTGCCCCACGACCCGAAGAAGTTGCCGTACGTCGTATACGTGTTGTAAAGGTCCTGGTAGATTTGGCTCGGCGGCGTCTCGCTGGCGTACGTGCTGACGACGAGGCTGTAGGCGTCCGGATAGCGCTCGATGACGACGACAACTTGTCCGTCAGTCAGATACTTCTGAATCGACTTCTTGAGCGCTGCGACCGTGCCGCGATTCCAGCCTTCGTGGCTACGCAACTGCTGCCGCTGATCATCGAGCGATAGGCCAAGATCGATTTCGACGCCAACAAACTGCCCGAGCCAACTCAGGTACTCGTCCTTCGATCGGTTGATATCGAGCAAGGATGACCAAGGTGAGTCGTTGATCGTCGTATCGACGTGTGCCAGCTCGTCGAGTTCCTGGAACATCTCGCCGAGCCCGCGCACGAAAGTTAGCAAATTGTAGTTGTTGATCGGATCGGCGTAAGCGATCGGCGCCAGCAACTTATACACGGCGTCGCCGAAACTCACATTATCTTGAACAGGAAACGGCAGCGGCACACCGCCAGCGGGCGGCGGCGGTATCGGCGGCGGCGGAACATCTGCCGGAGGGCCGGGCGGTGGCGGCGTCAAAACGACGTTCGTTCCAACGCCTATCTGAGCTTGCGACGACGGTGCGCCGACGCCGACGGCCTGAAGCACGATCGAAGAGCCAGTCCCCACGGCGACCTGGCTCGGGATGCCGGTCGTCATATTTAGAACGATCGGCGTCGCGTCCGGAGTGTACGTCGCATTGATACAGAACTCGTACGTCTCGTTGACGATGCCACTTGATCCGAACGGATTGTTGAGAGCCGGGAACGTCGGGCCAATGATTGACTTCGAGGCGTTCGTGACGTTGTCGTAGTACACCCGAATAACCGGGTTCGCTGCTGACTGCTGATAGAACCCGAGCCAATACGTACCTGCCGCTAGATGAACACCGCCAGAAATGGTCATCGCCTGATAGGCGGCTGCCAGGCCAGGCGTCACCGTAAAAGCGGCACTCGTCGCGAGCAACGCGCCTGGCGAGCCGCTGCTGTCGGCGTAAATGCAGCAGATGACCTGTTGGTTGCCCGAGCCGCCGGGGTTGTCACCGGCCACCTTCAAGTTAATCGCCGTTGCTGTGCCGGCAGCCGACAAGGCGAACGGCATAGCAAACTCTCGGGCTGTTAAGAATACGCCGGGAACGCCCGCGGTTGTTTTGCCGAATGTAGCCATTACCTGCTCACAGGGCGAAGATGTTAGCGGGTGGGAACCTCAATATGAATGGCGCACCGTTCGTTACGAGCGGCAAGCCATTGTAGCTCGTCAAACGAGCGATCAGCCGCGAAGTCGATTCTGTACCGGTGTCCTTATAGATCACGAATTGCTCAATCGCCTGTCCAGCCGTCGGCGTCGGGAACGTCGGATCGGCGGCAGTGAAGACACCAGCCGTCAAAGAGCGGCCGGTGAGTGTCGCCGTTGCGACGCGCGCCGCACTCGGAACGTCAACGAGCGTCGGGTTGGCACCAGCTTGATTCGGGTTGTACGCTCGCGTCAAGGCGACAATCTTGATGCTCGCATGCAGAAGGTCGTGCGCCGCTTTACCGATTTCTTCGCGCGTAATGGTCCACACATAGTCACCCAACACGAGCGACGGCAGGGAAATGTAGTAGTCGGCGACCATCGCCATCTGTAGATTGGCCACAGACCCAGAACCGAATGGGTTGCTCGGGCCGTCGCTGTATGTGTCGAGGCTGTACAACATAGCGCCCGTCACCGACGTTGTGCCGACGTCACAGTTCGCATCGCCTTGAATGTAGCCGAGCCAGCAGTTTTGCGAAGCGACCATCGGTGTAGTCATCGTGACTCCCACCCAGCCCTGCGCCTGCCCCACGGCGATGAGTATCTCGGGGCTCTGACTGAGTAGCGCAACCGGCCCGCTGCCGGGATCGTCGTACAACACGAACGTGATACGCGCCGGTGACGTTACGGCGTTGCCTATGTTGGCGTAGATCTGATCGACGACCGCTCCTGCCGGCAGCGCTGCGAGCTTGTTGACGCGCTTGAGGTTTGGCACCAGCGTCGTCGGCGTGCCCGCCGTCGAGCTACCGACGCGGGTACGGCCGCTCGCCGCCGCGGGCAAGGCGCCGCCGCCGACGATCGAGTAGTCCGCAACGAGCGCAAACAGAACACCTGTGATTGTCGGCGACGCCGGGAACGGGTTGGCGGGGCCGTCGCTGTACAAGTCCGAAGTGAGCGCTTCGCTCGACGCAAGGGCCGAGTATCCGACATCGACGTTGTTGCCGCCCTGAATGTAGCCGAGCCAGCAAGCCGACGGCGCCGCCCAAGGCGTGCTTAGCGCAACAGATACCCAACCCATCGCCTGTCCGAGCGCGATCGTTACCGGCGACGAAGATCCTATGAGCGCGCCGCCCGCGGGGCTGCCGGATACGTCGGCGTACAAAACGTAGATAAGCGTCGCCGCCCCGCCCTGTGCGTTGCCGACCCAGTGATAGATGTGGTCAATCTGCGCACCGGCCGGTATCGCGACCAGACTGTTGACGCGAGTGCGGTCGGGCGTCGAAAGCGTCGTATACGAACCATCGACCGAGCCGATGCGCGTATGCCCGCTGGCGACCGCGGGCGGCGCCGGATTTGTCGGCGGAGGAGGAGGAGGTGGAGGAGATGGAGGAGGTGGAGGAGATGGAGGAGGAGATGGCGGGGGTGACGAGCCACTAGCCCCGACGAATGCTTCAGCTTCGGCGCGAGTCGTAGTACGTCGTATACCTGCCGTATAAACCACTGTGTCTGCCTGCGCCGTCATAGTGCCATACTGACAATGATCAGCACCACTTTGCCAGTGACCTATGTTGCCGCCTGTTGACCATTGCGGCCCCGTACCAGCCGAAGTTCGACAACCGCTTCCGCGGTAGATGCCCTGCTTCATCATTCCGATACCCGGCGAGACGCCGCCGTTGTATTGTTCGTTCCAGCGAAGCGTCGGGTTCGATACGCTGTTCGTCTGAACCCAATCGGCGTCGATGCCAGCCCGGCGATACCAGGACTCGAAGAAGCCGTTGCCGGTCGCTTTGTATCCGGGGGCGCCCTTCGACCAGACGACGTGCAGAAGAACATCGATCCACACCCCATAAACCATCTGCGCCTGCGGCATAATCGGGCTGTAGTAACCCGTCGTCTCGTAACTAGAGGCAAGGCCCGGCCCCTTTATTGTGGCGTAACCGGCGTTGTGACTAGCCCAGATGCCGTTCCTGCCGATCGAGATGATCATCGGGGGCGAACCGAGGAAAAAGTTCCAACCGTTAGGGGCTGTTGCGTTATAATCGTTACAATACCACTGGGTAACGGCCAACCAGCCGAGCGGATCAGAGAAACCTGCATCAGTTTTGTACGCCATCGAATACCACTCGTCCGCACCCTCGAACATTCCACCCCCGGTCGGAAAGTGAATGTTGTCAGCGATTCCGTTATACGCCTCCATTCCCTCGCCCCAACCCTGTTGACTTGCTCCCTGCGTCGCATGCCACCTACCGACGTAGTTGACAGAGCCATGCGGATCATTGATGATCGTAAGCTGATTCGTAGGACCGTAGTTTGCATCATAGGTCCAACCATTCGGCCAGCCGTTCCCGGGATTCGGGTAGTTCTGATCGTTATAGTGACTCGTGCTGATGATCGTCATGTCAGATCTTGAAGATCTTGTTGGGGTCGCTCGTCGGCCAGTTGATCGTCGCGTCGAGACCGTTGCCCGTAAACGGCAAGCCGGTCGCCGAGTCGATGTGCAAAATCAGCCGCGAAGTCGTCGGCGACCCGGTGTCTTTGTAGACGATCAACTGCGAAGCAGCAACACCGTTAGGTGTTGCCGGCAACGTAGTCGGGTCAGCGCTGAACACGCCGCCAACTTCCGTCTTGTTCGCAAGCGTGCCGATCACCACACGGTCGCCGCTCGCGATGTCGTTGAGCGTCGGATTCGTCGCCGTTTTGACGGCAGAGTATGTGGACTTGGCAGCGACAACCTTGATCGTGTCGGTGACAAGATTGATCAGAGCGGCGCCGATGTCCTCCAACGCCTTGTCATAGACGAAGTCAGCCATGGCGTCTCCTATGCGACCTGAATCGTCAAGTCTGTAAGTTGAGTAAACGGCAGAGGGGCGATTCCGTTGAGATCAAGGTCATCAGATGATTGTGTTTGTCCATGAAGGCCGATCGTCAAACCCGCAACGTACTCGACGCCTGGCGTATCACGAACGGCAGCTCCCAAGTCGATATAGCGAATGGCCGTCAGATTGTTCCACGTCTTCGGGTCGTTCGGATTGTCAGACATCGTGATGCCCCAGATCGTCGGATTCAAGTAGTTCATGATCGTAAGCCCGATACGATCGGCCACATCGCTCGAACTGTAACCAAGCGAGCGCGCCGCTTGAACTGTTACGTCGATCTCTGAGAGCGTCGCGTCGGTCGTAGTGACAGCGAAGTTGACCTCGCGCAGCGGTTCGAGGTAGTTCGTGATCGCAGTTTTGATTGCGCCGCTTACTGCCGCACCGCTGGCGTCGAGCGCGACGATACAAACCATGCGCTCGTTGAAAAACGTGCCGTCGGCCGGGTTGTAGCCGTCGATCGCTACAGCACGTTGAACACCCGCGACGTTACGAGCAAGCACGGCAAAGTCTTGCGGCAGTATCGGCCGCGGCGACATAAGTCGAAGTTCGGCCGCTAGACGATCAAGATAGTCATCATCCGTTTCTGCATCGACGCCACCGCCCGTCGGCGCAACCTGAACGATATGATCCACCCAGGGCATCGTGTCGAGCAACTGAGCGATCTGACCATTTGCTCCGAGACCCGAGGCGAACGAGCCATTCTGCTGCGCCACCAACACAACCTGCCCAGCTTGCGTTTGTGTCTGCCCCGTCGGCAAAAGGACATCAGCGAGAACTGAGAATGGCCAGATAGTGCCACCCGCATCAGAGATGCCAACTTGTGCACCAGCTGGAATGAAGTGTCCAGCGTTGTCGTTCGCGAACCACGTCGTGCCGACGCTGGCGGCGCTCGCCGCGATCGGCGGGAAGCCGTACAACGACTCCCCGAGGTATCGGAAGATCGCCTTCGGCACTTGCGTCGCGAGCGTCGCGATGTCGCTCGCCTCCTGAGCAACCGCCTCGACGATCCACGTGTCGAGGTTGCCCTCGGCAGGCTGCCAGCCAGGAATCCTGCCTTGGAGGTAGGCGAACGCCTTGGCCATCAAGTCCCGAGGATCAGTCGTGAACGGTAGCGTGACGAATCGACTAGACATATTCCGTCACACCGACCTTGACGTGCACGATCAGCTCGTCGAAAGCGTCCGGATCCTGCCGAATCTGAGCTTGCGCGCGCGGCTCGTTGAGAGAGATTTGAGCATTGATGACATCGGTGTTGATCGGCTGAATCTCGAACGCCGGATCAAAAATGCCGAAGCGCGGGACGTAGGCTCGAAACCCGAGCGGCGTTCGCACGATCGCCTCGACACAGTTGTCGATGTCTTCCTGGCTGTTCTGTTCGACCGTAACTACCGAGCCGCCGGGGGCGAACCGGAACGGCATATCGAAGTGCGGTATCTGTACCGGCATTACGCTCCTTTCACGCTCCCGGCCACCAAGTAATCAAACGCCAGAAGGCTCGATTGTCGAACAAGAGCAAAGCCGCGTCGCCCTTGACCGGCAGAATTTGTACGATCACCGGAAAGCCCGTCGTCGAGTCGATAGTCGGCATACCTGTGCTGGGGCTGCGCGCGACTCGGTAGTGCGGCTCCCAGTTCAACGGCCCGTATTCCTCGACGGGATCGATGTCTGGTATGTGAACATACGCTAGCGACCGATCATCGACTATGTTGCGCGAGAACTGCGAATACCAGACGCCGGTGTAGCCGGTTTGGTGCTCGCGCACCTGAACGTCCATCAAGTCCCTTATATCTGCCATGTCAGCCGCCCGGCCTAGACGCCCCTGCGTAGTGCTCTGCGTACCAAGTGTCATTCAAGCTCGATACCTTCACCACATCACCAGTGTGCGGAGCATGAATGAACTGGCCGCCGCCGATGTATACTCCAACATGGCCGATTCGCGTAGGATCGTGCCCCGGAGGGTCTTCGTCAAAATACACGAGATCGCCAGGCTGAAGGTTTTGTGCGGCAGAAACTTGTGGACCCAAGTCGTACTGCGCCTGAGCGTTGTGAGGTATGACGACACCGACCGTCGCGTACGCCGCTTGAGTCAGCCCAGAGCAGTCGAACGCCTTGCCCTCGATTTCGGCGCCCCAAACGTACGGTACACCGATCTGCCGCTTGACGTACTCGATCACCTGGTACGCCTTCGTACCCGGCAGCGCAGGGTTCTCCGGCGCGTTGCGTCCGCCACCCGGATACGGAACGTTGCCGGGAGTGATGTCGCTGACAGGCGGCAAGACATTCTGCTGCTGCGTGCTTTGACCGGCGACGTTCGAGCTAGGCTCCGGCAGTACGGGCAGCGGCTTCTTGAGGGTGATCGTGCCCTGCGTGTTGTAGAGGCTGCGGCGCACCGTTGTCACGAGCCAGCGTCCCTGCACGATTCCCATCTGCCGACCGAGGGTGACGATGCCGCCGGGCGGCGCCGTCCAGCGAGACATGTGGCAGTTAACCGTCACTGTCGCGACGCGCTTGCCCTCGTCGTAGTCGAAGTCGATGGTATCGACGCCTTCGGTGTCCTCGTCGATCGTCATGAGCGACTTGCCCTGGAACAAGTTGACGCTGCTTATGAAGTAGATGACGCCGCTGACGACGAAACACCACCAATTGACTTCGCCCGCGAGTCGCTGCATAGCCGTCCAGCTATCTTCCGGCGTCAAGATGTACGGGCCTTGATTGTTGTTGTGGCTGATCGTGCCGCGCGTATACTCGTAGACGGCCGCCGCCGTCGAGTATTGTGTAACGGGCGGTTGCTGAACGTTCGCGGTGTGATCCTGACTGCTCGTCGCCGCCTTCGTCGCCGGCAGGCCGGTCGTCGTGTCGCCGCCGCTGACGCCGTAGGCGTTGACGATCGCTTCGGCTTCTGCTTGATGTGGGCCGTAGGCGTACGGGTAGGCGCTGCCCTGCACCTTCTGGCCAAGATCGTTATAGCTCAGTGTCGGATTCGCAATGTTAGCGATGATCGCCGCCTTGAAGAACCCTGCCGCATCGGTACCGGCGTCGTTCGTCGCTGGCCAGTAGCGGCTGTCCTGCTGGAAGGTGCCGACGTTGATTTTATGCGGCGTCGGCGAAGAGACATACTGTCCAGTGTCACCGGTGATCGAGTTCTCCTGAATCGCGACCATGATCGCAACGACGAGCAACTTGCGAGGCACCTTCATGCTCATGCCCATAGCAAGAATCGCGTTCGTGTTGTTGATCTGCTCAGCGTCGATCGGAGAGCCCTTGACTGTCAAGCTCGTCTTTTGCGTCCCCGAGATGCCGCCCTGATTGTGCCCGACCGCCGCCCCCGTACCTGAGTCGCTCACGATTTGTTGCGATACGGGGTCAATGAACACATTGGGCAACGGATTGCCATCCGGACCGACGATCGACTGACCCGGCTGAATATCGCTGATGCCCATGACAGTTTTGAGGTCCGGAATGAACCAACGTAGCGGCAGCTCTTTGACTTCCTGAATCATGCGCAGCACGAAGCGCGCCCGAGTCATCGTCGGCGTTCGCTTGGCGCGCAGGAACTTTTTGTAGTAGCGAAGGACGTTGACCTCGCGCTCCTCGAACGTCAACGTTAACTGACGTCCGCTTTTGCTAACGGCGACGAGCGTAAACCACAGACCATCGACGTTTACATCGACATGCCGGCCGAGGCTCCCGCTATTCAAAAGTTTCAGGTCGCTGTCTTGAACCTGAACGGTCAACGTACTCGCGCCCTCGACGGTGCGCTCGATCGTCGCGTCTGTGATCGAATCGACGAGCTGCACCCCGGCCTTGTTTCGCATTTCGAGGAAGAAACCGTTGAGATCAACGTCGCCCTGAAGCAGCTCCATTTGTGACTGCGGGACGAGGTTGCTCTGCTGGAGAGAATCGCGTACGACGTGGCCGACAGTTTCTGGCATCAGTTAGCCTTCGCCTTCGGCGGAATGATGATCGGCTGCCCTGCCGGTATGACGACGCGCGGGTCCTGAATCCAAGGATTGGCGCCCGCGATCACCGACCAAAGATTCTGATCCCCATATTGATCCTTGGCGATGTCCTTCGCCGTCGTGCCTTTCGAGACCACTGACTTGCCGCCGCCCGAATTCCCGTTCGCTCTCACCGCAGGCGTCACCGACGTAACGAGGATGTCAACGTTGACCATTTGAAGCAGATGAATCGTCGCAACCTGCCGAAGCCGGACGGGCGAGTTACCCTGTACATCCCATATCGCCGTTGTCTCGTCCCAGTCAATACTCTCGATCACCCACAGCACGTCCGTGTGCGGCATCGGGCCAATGATGTTCACAGTCGGCGGCGGCAGATTGTCACCGGCGGGCATCGCCATAGCTTCAAGGATTGCGATGTTCGCTTCCTGGCCCTCTTCGTTGGCGAGCCCTTCGAACACGACCTGAATGTCCATGCGCAACGGGCTCAAGCCTTTGTAGTTGACGAGGCCGACGCGCCGCGGCCGCTCGATCACTTCCCAACCACCGTAGCCATCCGTCATCTTGGCAGAGTTCTGCCACAGAAGCAAGACGAGTAATGAAGGCAAGCTCGACGTAAGGATGACGTAATAGCGAGGAGCTAAGAGCGACGTGCCCGGTGTACTCATCGCCGCGCCTCCAAGTTCGTCTTGACTTGTGCGATCGACTCGGCTAGCACTCGTCCGTCTAACATAATCTGTTGAGGGTAGACTTCAATCTGCAAACTCATGCCGCTTCCCCAACCTTCATTGTACGCCGTCGAACGGTTAAGCGGTACGACGCTCGCCCCCATCGGCAAGTGAACGACTTCTGGCCCATGCTCGCCCACCATGGCGTAGCCAGGCGACAGGGCCGTGCCGCCGCCTGCGAGTCCTGACCAGTCGAACAGTTTCTTGCCAATAAAGAACGGCGCCGTCACAGGATTGGTGTACTTCTCAACCGTGAGAATCTTGTTCAAGATGCCGCTGCCCGGGAAGCTGAATCGAACTTTGACTGTGAGCACTTCGTGGAAGATGTTCTTGAGCCAGTTCCAGAAGCTGTTGATCTTGTTCTTGATCCAGTCGAAGTGCTTGACGACCTCATACCCCAATACGGCGAACGGACTGACGAGGATCAGGGCGAGCAGCTTCCAGTGATCCTTGATCCAATCGAAGATTCGATTGACCAAACGATGAAACGCACCCCACCGGAAGTACAGCACCACGAGCAGGGTGATCAAGGCTATGACCCAGCCGATCACCGGAACGGCCATGATCGCCACCCCTAGTGCCGAAAGGGCGTCGGTCAATACGCCGGTCGTAATCGCAAGGTCAATCGTCGAACCAGTCAAAAGATTCATGGCTACCGTGTAAAGCGCCGTTGCGATAGCTGCTGCGACGACCCTCGCGCGCGCAATCGCAAACTGAATGTTGGCCCAAAGCTGCGCTCGTGCGTCCGCGCTCGTCGCTAAGCTGAGCAACCACATAAGCGCCGTGCCAGTCTTGACAACGGCATTCCAGAACACCAGTTCTAGTCGAGAAGCTTCCCTGACGACAGTGCCTTCTGCCGTCACGGCGTTCCACCAGATCTGGGCACGGATGAGCAAATACTGCACGACAAGTGCGCCAATTTCAGCAATCTTCCACGCAATTAAGGCAACTTTCACGCCTATCAAAAGTGCCCGCCAGGTGCGCGTGACACCTATGATGACGAGAGAAGCTGTCTCGAAAATGATCATGTAACCGACAACGCCACCCAGAACTGGCCCCAACCCCTGTCCGAGCAACCAATTGAATGTCTGGAGGGCAATATTCAGAACACCAAACGCAACAGCAACTCCGGTCCAAATCGCCCGCGATTCTTTGAACGTTTGAAAGAGGCTGTGGAATATTTGCCCGAGCGATTGAAGGGCCGTTCCTATATCGTGGAACAAATTCATCATCGCATGTGACTTCGGCGATACAACCTGGTCAATCGCCTTGGCCATGTCAAAAAGGGTAACGGGCTGATTCTTTCGGCTGTACACAGGCTTGAGGGCCAAATCGACGCTCTGGAAGAACTTGGTGACGCCGCCGAACAAGCCGCTCTGTGCGTTGCCAACTGCTTGTGAGAGAAGGTCTTTGAACGTCGTAAATGCACCCTGTAGCGTTTGGGTCGCCTGACGAAAAGCAGCGCGCATGAAACCCGGCGTCGTCTCGATGTACTTCACAATCGCACGCATGGCCGTCGCACTGTCGATGTTCATGCGACCGATGTTGTGAATCTGATCCTGGCTTAGTCCGAGCTCCTTTCGCAAAGCCTGGCTGATCTGAATGCCGTCGCGGGAAAGCTGATTGATCGTCTGTCCAGTGATGTGCCCGAGATTCATCATGTGCTGTAGAGCAACAGACACGCGGTTGAGAGCGCCCGGCGACGTACGACCGGCGTAGGACAGAGCGTCGATCATAGCAAACAAGGCTTGGTTCGTTTCCTTCACGGACAACCCTGTGCCCTTGAACCCCGCGAGCATCTGCCGGAAGGCGATCGTGATGTCCTTGAACTGGAACGGCGTAAACGCCGATTGTCGGAACAAGTAGTTCAGCTCGTTCCGAGTTGCCCGTACGCTGCCGAGCACGGGCTTCAACGCGACCATCGAGGTCTGCATCGCACTGTTGAAGTCCCAGCCCATCTTGAGGGCCGCGGCGCCCATAGCCAAGAAAGCGAGCGACCCGGCGTACAAAACACGCCGGGCCGTGAAGACACCTTGATTCAGGACGAAGCTGCGCTCGTTCGTTTCCTTCATCGCGCGGCCAGCTGTCATCGAAGCCGCGCCGAGTTCGATCAGAGACTCGGCCTCAGCCTGCAACCCGGCGACGACTTCTCGCCAACCCATCAAGCGAGTATTGATGATGACTTCGCCAGGTACAGCCATTATTTCTTGAACCCCGAGTTGAGCATTTTGCCGATTTCGTTCGCAATCAACTGCGCACGATATTGGTCGCGTTCGTTCTCAAGTTCGTGCTGCCGGTTTGTGACGCGTTGCATCAACAGCCGTTCGAGGACGTCCTTGGTACGAAGGTATTTGTCTGCACTGAGGCCAGCGAGCGAGACGTGTGCGGCTGCCTCAATCATCTCGCTCGCTAGAGGTTTCCCCCGGCCTCCAAGAACTCTTCGGTCACGTCGATCGTCGTGTTGGCCATCCAACGACCCAGAAGCATCGTATGAATTTGAACAGAAGACACGTTGTTCCCGAACACGCCGAGCACGATCGAACGTTCCGGTGAATGAGGGGCGATCTTGTCTTCGAAACCAAGCGCCCGAGCGATACCGACGTTGAAGCCGTTGATCGGCACGCCGTCGATCGTCATGATATGCTTCTCGCTCTCACCCTGAATCTGGTAGAAGATGCCGTCGCAAGCCTCGATCATTGCATCGACGCCCGCCCACAAGATGCGCTCGCGCTGCTGCCGGTTTGAGCGAAACTCTTGAGCGACTTTGCGACCGATCGCGTCTAACTCAATCGCATCGAGCAGCCGGTAATGCGCCCAGAGCGAGATGCCGGTGTTCTCCCCGTAGCCCTGAATCGGCACATAGGTGTCGCGCGTCGAAGCGAGTGCGTCGCGCTGCTGCCGAAGGGCGGTGAGCAGGCCGTCGTCTTGACCAGACGGCCTACTCGGTTCAGCCGCTATTGCCTCGAAAGTGTTAGGATCCGGTTCGTCCATAGTGGACACGTCTGCCTCCTGTTAGTTAGTGCGCAGTCGGGAATCCATCGACCACGATTTCCAGCTGAATCAGTGCCGCCCCCGACGCCTCGGAGTCGAGGTCAGGCGGCACTACGCGCTTGAGCTTGCCGTTGTAGACGATCGGCTTGTAGTCGCCCTTGCCGTCGATCTGTAGCGGCTGCCGCGAGAGCTGCACGGCAGAGCGCCCCGCCGCCGCGATGAGCATCGGCATACGGGCGTGATCCCGCTCCAGCATGTACAGCCGCGAGACGGTGACGTTCGCAACTGTACGACGACCGCCGATCGAGATAGGCGGCACCATGCCGCCGGGGTAATACTTGTTGTCGTCGGAATCGACGTCTCCACCGGTCATCTTGTCCCAGACCTGAAAATCGACCATCGTTCCGGGATTGGACGGATCCTCGATCTGAACGGTGATTCGGTGGGTGTCTTGCCTGGTTGGTCCGCCAGCCATTCAGCTCACCTCCTAGGAAACGGGCTGGGTGATGGGAACGTTGACGATGGTGATGGTCACCAGCTCCCCGAACGGCGACGGACGAACCGCAACGACCGCGCGCAGCTGGTTGTCGGCGATCGTCGATGGCGTGTTGACTGACGGACCGACGTCCACGTTGAACGCATCCGAAGCCACCGCACCGTAGATGATCCCCGCGTTGTAATCGGCCTGACAGATCGCCGACAAGACGGCGCCGTAGTCCGAGATGGTATGGAGCTGACCGTCGATTGGCCGGAACACGAACTGCTCTCCGGCCAGATCGCAACGCGACGCGAGCCACATGAGGTAGCGGACGTTACTGAAGTCCACCCAGTTCGGGTTGTTAATCGGATCGGCCAGCGATCGGTAGCCGTAGTTCCAGAACGTGCCGTACACCGACCGGACGACGGCGATGCCGTAGCTGTTGAGCTCTTGCCGGTCGTTGTCACTGAAGGCGCCTTGACTGAGCCCGATCGCGTACCGCAGCTCCCCGAGCACGCCCGCCGCCGGTGTGTTCGGGTTGTCGCTGCCGTCTACTCGTGAAATGACGCCTGCGACCGACGCACTCGGCGGCACCGTTCGAATGACACCGGCCGGCACGCCGGGGTTCAAGATCCACGGCGTCAGAGCGATGGCGTACTGACCGTTGCCCGTCGTCTTGGCGTTCGTCGCCGAGCTTTCGAGCGTGCTCTTCGTGCCCGAGTCCGGCAGGTCGAGCAATGCGCAGCGATTGTGCGAGGCGGCGTGATCGCACAGCTGCTGATGACCGGTGTCGGTCGTTCGACCCGGCGCAAGAACTTGCCCCGGCCCAAGTTCCTTCGAGAACAGGTCGAGCGCCGTCTGCCACTGCGCATCGGTGATGTTGGTGCGATCGTCTGCGCCGCTCGCCAACGCCGCCGCGGCTGCGACGGCCGGAACGAGCGAACTGGCACCGAGCGTCAGCCTGATGTACCTGCTGTTGCCAGACGCCCAGTTGATCGCATCTACTTGCGTCGTCAGATCGAGAGAGGTCTCGACGATGACGCCGCTGTACACGACCTGAATGCGGTAGCCGGAGACGATACCGGCGAGTACCGCGATCGAGATGTTGTTGCCCCAGGCGCCGGGGCCGCGAGCCTTCGCGACTAGCGACACCGCGGCGCTCGCGTCGTTCAGGTTCTTGCTAGCGACGACCGCTGCCGGGCCGACGACGCGACTGATGTAGGCAGACGAGCCACCTTCCCGGAAGAAGATGTCTACCGCGTCGTACAACAAGCTGTACGTCACGCGCACGCCGCACTTCTGCGTGAAGTCGTCGATGCTCTGGACGAAGATGGGTGTAAGGTCCCCCTGGTCACAGAGCCCGACCATGAACGCCACGCCGGTGTCGCTCGGTGCGTTACGCGGCGGCGGCGTCGTTTGCGTCAGAATCTGCACTCCTGGCCGGGCCATCAGCCCCCTCCTTCCTTACTGGTCGTGGACGATCCCCCACCATCGGGGATGAGCAGCTCTGCTTCGATCAGCTCCTGGACGTACGGGTCCTTCAGGGCGTCTGCACTGATCTCCACAGACTCTCCCGGCTCGACCATCCGGCCACCGGGCATGTCCTGCGGAACCGTACCGACCCACTTGTAACCAGTTCCCTTTGCCACTAGTCACTCACCCCCTCGGGCACGATTGTGACGATGACCTCCTCCACGAGCGGCCAATCACCCGGAAGATCGTCGTCATCTGGCTGATCTGGGCCGCCGAACCGACTGACTATGTTGGCGACTTCGATTTCGAACACGACTTGCCCGGCACTGATCGTCTGGTTGTCAGTGAAGGTAAAGTCGTCGTTGTAGCTTTCGTTGAGCCATGTCGAGCCGTCGGCGAAACCGCCAAGCGATTGCTTCTGTAGCATGATCGCCCGGCAAATCGCTGTGTAGACACGAACAAGCTCCAACGTCGAAGCCCGATCGCCAGCGCCTACGAATACACCAATCCCTATGACGAAGAACACGCGGAAGCTGCCGTCGCCGACCTGCTTTGGCAAGTTGTTCGGTGATGTACCGGGGCTGACGACGACGATCGCGGGCAGCGAATCGACGTTGGTTCGGTCGATTTGATTGGACTTCGAGTACGTTCGGGGCAGCTGGTAATGCAGCGGATCATGCCGACTTGCAATCAGGCCCGCTTGTAGTTCGTACTCAATCAAGTATGTGCGGAACCACTTGGACAGTGTATCGACTGCCGCCTGCTCCAAATCGCCCGCAACCTTGATCGAGCCGAAAATGCTGCTCACTTTTCGCCGCCCGCGTTCCAGGCATGGATGAGATGCCTACGAACTATATTGCCCATTTCCGTTCGGTCGCCGTATGTAAATTTGACGAACGGTCGATGCGTCTGCTGCGCCGCGGCGTAGGACAAATCGCTCGACAAGTGCAACGAGTGCGAGCCGACTTCGTACTCCTGGTGTGGCGCCTCGGGCTGCGTGAATGCTCTCATCAAGGCTTCGGTCGCAATACCGACGCGCGGATCGAGGCCCATCATGATCTTACGCGCGAGCCAGCCGAGATCGTCCGGCGCCCAACTGCCGCCGCCGCGCCGACCGCCGCTTTCGAACATTTTGCGCATGACGTTCATGATGAGGAAGCCGATTTCTTCCAGGGCCGGTTGCATGTCCATCGCGGCAGCTTCCATGTATTCCATGCGACCGATGACGGTCTTCTCGCCCATGACCTCGATCTCAAACATCTGGCAACCACGCATCCTCGAACACGATGTCCGGCGGTGGGAAGCCGTAGCTCGGCATAGTCGCAGGCGCCGCGCCCGCTACGTCAACGCCGCCCGCGGTCTTCGTCGCAGCGACCGCCGCCTGTAGAGAAGCCATGTCCATCTCGAAGAGCTTTTCGAGCTGCGGGTAGATGCTGCGACCAGTGTTGACCTGGTCCGGGAAGAAGTCCAGCTCGATCTGCATCGCCGTGCGCAAGGCTACGATCCCCGCCGCGTCGTCCCACAGCTGCGGAGGAATGGTGTCGCCGATCACGTCGGCGACGCGATTGACCATGTCCGGTATGAGCGACAAGACTTCGTCGTCGGTCGGCGTCGTGTTCGCGTTGAACGTGCCCGTACGCTTGCCGAACGTGTCGTGCGTTCGCGAGTAGAGGTACTTCGCAACCTCGCTGACGCTCGGCGCGAAACCGCGCGTATCCTGAACGTTTTGCAACGGATCGGTCGCCGCCTCAGCAGCCGAAGCGTCGATCCAGACGATGCGATACCAACCAGCGTCGATCGTCGCATTGTCGGTCGTAAAGTCGCGCTCGATCGGATCTGCCGGATCCGTATCGACGGGCGACAACGTGATCGAGTCGATCTGATTCCACGGCCCGGCGCTGCCATCCGACTCGTCGATGCGAGCCGACACCCAGGGGTGCCCGTCGAAGCGCGGCGGCGGCACGTACTTGCGAAATGTCAGGACGACGGCCATCAGCTCACACCTGCTAGCTCGCGCTCGATTGTGCCAGTCTCCGCCTGCTCGATGTAGCCGGTTTGCCCGGCGCCGTTACCGCGTTCCGCGCGCTGTATGTAGCCGCCCGCAGCGGCGCCGACGAGGTAGCCGGTCGGCACGTCGCCCGACAAATATCCGGCAGGCCAGAGCGTATTCTGAAACGGAGTCGATAGTAGGGCGATGCGTAGCTGCATCGCGACGGCGATGTCGAAGCTGATGTCACGACTCCAACGAACGTCCCAGGCAAGCGCGCCTCGCAGCCCAAGCTGAAGGTGTTGACCGAACGCCGCGCTCAGCACCATGTTCACGGTCATATCTCGATCGCGCGAAGGGATCATCGTCGTTAGGCCCGACAGCAACGTCTCCTGCGAGGAGAACGATCGGTACTGAAGCAGGTTGAAGACGACGTTCGACGACAAATTCGCCGCGTAGGCATGCTCTATGAACCAGCGTAGCGCCGTCGCCTGCGGCGACGTAACGGCGAGCGTGCGCGACAGTTGCTTCTTCTGAGAAACGAGCAACGGCTGCCCGGCCGGTAGCGTTATCGACTGGTGAGCGGCCTCGAACATATTGGCAGCAAGGTCGAGTTGCACGAGCATCTGCTGCTTGCCCGCACTGCCGACAGCTATATCGGGGCCGAGCGTCTCTATGAGGCTGAACAGGATCTTCTCCGCGACCTTTTGCGTCGAGCCGGTCGTCAGCGCCAGAGCAACGTCGAGCGATATGCCGCCGGAAGACTGCCGGGCGAGGGAGATAGCGAACGACTCCGCCGCCTTGAGGGTCAAGCTCGGCTTCGAGCTGCGGGCGCCCGTTAGCAGCAAGTTGGAAGCGAGCGTTCGACCGTACGACATTTTTAGGCCGAGCGACAACGCGATCAACGAAGGGGCGCCGATCATCAACCCGGCGCGATCGGACAGCTTGATCAGCAGCGGCTCGTTCGCGGCGAGCGTCAACGAGTTGCTGTTGAAGCGGTTGAGCGTCGGCGTCAGCGCCAAGCCGCTGGCGAACGACTTGCCGTAGTGAACCTGCATAGCCGAGCCGAGCGACATCGCATACGCTAAAGAGCGAAACGCCGTTTGGCGTACTGACACGGCGACGAGCAAAGGCTCCCCGGCCGCAAATTGCCGAGCCATGTACTTGACGACGGCGGGCGACAGCGATTCGCTCGCGGCGAGCGTGATCGGGAAGTTGCGCTTCAACACTGGGCTCAGCGCCTCGCCCGCGGCCAGCGCCTTCAAGAACTTGAGGCTCAACGCGACGTTGCCCGTCAGCGTAAGCGACGCGGCCAGCGCGCGCCGGTAGTAGCTCGTCAGCGTCAGCGAAGGCGACAGCGTAATGCCGCTCGCGAACGACCGAATGTTGAGCGCGCGTCGGACGAGCGCGCCAGTCAGCGTAATGCTGGCCGTCGCGAGCGAGCGCGGGTACAAAGCTCGATTCGTCATCGCTGCGACTTCAGTTGAAGTCACCGGCAGCGGCTTCGATCGCAAGATATTGAGGGACGAAGCAAGCGACAAAACCTTTGCCAGAACAATTTGCGTCTTACGTACGAGCGAGGGCGAGAGCGTCACGCCAACAGCTTGCGTTGACTTCAAGAAGATCTTGAGGGCTGAAGTCATAGTCAGCAAAACGGCAGGAGAAACGCTGCGAGTCTTGAACATCGCTACGGTGTACAAATTTCCCGCGACGCTGTACGTCGCGTACACCGAAAACATGCTGTTCGTGTTGAAGCCGCCGCTCGGCCAAACGCTCGCCGGGTTGCCGGTCGAGCCGTACGTCTGTCCGCTCACGAACCACTCCGAGTGGGTGACGGTGTCGTAGTACACAGTCGTAGCTCCGGAACCGTTCACCGGCCCGAACCAGAAACCTACCCAATAGTTGCCGCTCACAAGCGTTACCGGCGAAGCCATGTTGAAGTCCACCCAAGCCGCGGCTGACAAACCTGCCGTATTGACTTCGTTCGACACGGCAATGAACGTACCTGGCATGCCGCCCGTACCGTCGGCAGCGTAAATCACCATACGCTGCTTTTGACCGTTATGACCGACATCGGTGTTGAGGTATGCAGTCATCTTCGTCACCTGGCCGCCCGGCATGCTGAACGGACCAGAGATATCGAGGTAGGCGTTCGCACCCGAAGCAATTTCTGGCGTACCGGCGATCGTGTTGTATCCGAACGTCGAAGTGCCGCCCGTTCCGCCAGAAACCGCGAGCGTGATCAATCTCCTGAATGCCTTGCTCAGCGCCGCGCCGAGCGCTTCCCCCGTAGCCAGGGTACGGAAGTACATTCGGTTGATCGCGGCGCTGAGCGACTCGCCGACCGCCAACGTGCGGCCGAACCACTTGACGATGTTTGTAGACAACGTTTCGATTGCCGCCAAGGTCAGCTTCGACAACTTGCTCTGCGTCGGCGTAAGCGTCATGCCAACGGCAAGTAGTCGGGCAGCCGTCCCCCTCAAAAGCAAAGCCTGTGAGAACGTGATGCTGCCAGAAAGCGAACGCGGCGCAATCTTCGTGTCTATCATTGCCGGGCTGAGCGTCTCGACGACCGAGCGCGGCAACCTCGCGGCAATACCGAGAGCGCCCGTGAAAGTCTCTGTGACGGGCATCAGGCGAGCGTTAGCTCCGGAAACCTTAGTCATGACAGGGACAAGTGTAAATCCGGCGACACCGATTGTGGCCGTGATCGAGTAGTTGCTGTTTGATTGTCCGCCGCCCGACCAGTTCGGTGGGTTAGTCGTCGCGTTGTAAGTGGTTGCTAGGAACCATTCCGAGTTGGCCACGGTGTCAGAGTAGTTGTACATACCTCCGCCGCTGCCGCTAGGCGGCCCGTACCAGAAACCGAGCCAGTAACTACCGGAGGCGAGCGTCGGTTTCGTGGTGAAAGAAAAGTCCACCCAAGCTGCGGCTGTCATTCCAGCCGTATTGAACTCGTCCGAAACGCCGATGAAAGTTCCAGGCTTACCGGCCGCGCCGTCGGCAGCGTAGATCACCAGACGTACTTTCTGACCAGTATGAACAGTTAAGTCCGCGTTGATATAAGCGGACATCTTCGAGATCTGCCCGCCCGAACAACTGAACGGCCCGGACACATCGAGGTAGTTAGCTGTTACCAGAGCCGGAGTAGCACCAACGGTCGAAACGCCGAACGTCGAAGTTCCGCCTGCGACGGCGAGCAAAATCGTCTTAGTAAGCCTGGTGAGGAAGCTCGGGCTAAGGGTTTCGGTCGCCGGAAGAATCAGCAACGGCTTCCTCGTCAGCGCGGCGCCGAGCGTTTCACTCGCGGCCAGCGTCCTCGCCCCGCCTCGAATGTTGACCATGGCTGCGGCGAGCGTCTCACCGAACGCAAGTGCGCGAGGCGAACTGCGGAACGTTGTCATAGCCGACGTGAGCGTTTCGCCCGTCGCCAGCGTACGTGGTGCCACCTCAACGCGCGACAAAACTGGTGATAGCGTCTCACCCACCGCCAGCAATCGCGGCGCATTTTCAACGCGCGACATAGCTGGGGAAAGCGTCTCTCCTACGGCCAACGTACGCGGCGCTACTTCGAACTTTGTCAACGCAGCGGCTAGCGTTTCGCCGAACGCGAACGTACGCGGCGCCTTCTCGACGCGAGCCAGCGCTGCCGCCATCGTCATGTTGCCGGCCGGCAGGTTGTACACTACTTGAATCGCGTACACGTTCGTGCCGCCGCCGTTCCATGACAAGGCAGTCGGATTGGCAGTAGCGTTGTATGTCATTATCGAGAACCCGTTGTTGCCGCTCGTCGCCGTGTAGTACCAGCGCAAGCCGCTGTTCGTCGCACCGTGCCACAACCCCACCCAGTAGTTGCCCGAGCTGAGCGTCACAGACGAAGCGAATACGAACTCGACCCAACCGGCCGCGCGAGCCGCCGCGATACTGATCTCGGCCGAGATCGCCTTGAGCGTCAACGGGATGCCACCCGCGCCGTCAGCAGCGTAGAGGACGCCGCGCACGACTTGTGCGCTCGTGCCGCCGCCCGCGAGGTAGGCTCGGATCCGAGTACAAAGAGCGTTGTTGTCGGACAGCACCTTCTGATTCAGGATGATGTAACCGCCGCTGTTCGAGTCCAAGCTTGCGCCGGGCGAAGTCGTCCCGAACTGGGTGACCGAGCCGCCTACATCGAGTGTTACCGGGATGAGCATTCACACACCGTTCGAACGAAGGGGGCGACGCCCATTGTACGCCACCCCCTTGTTCGTTGGTTCATCACGTCAGCCCGATCCTGTTTCGATATGCCTTCACAGAATGGACCTATGACGGATCTATGGTGAACGTGTACTGTATTTGGTCGCCGGTTTGCAGGGTGACGCCGGAATGGTCGCCATGAAGGACGAGCGTTCCGCCGGACACCGCCGTCCAGGCCCCGGCGTTGGTGATCGTCTGTGGCCCCGAGACGCACTGAAGCGTCGCGACGACCTGATACTTGGCCGTGGATCCAGAGCCAGTTTTCGAGTTCGTCCCCAGGATGCGAAGGACGTTGCTCGGGTCCGAGTTGATCGGGGTGAACAGGTCGGTGTCGGCCTTCGCTGCCGTACCGGCGCCCGTCCCCCAGCCGACGTAGTTCGGCACCGTCTGAATCGACTCGTTGAACTTATCGACGGTGAACTCTTCGCCCGCGTTCGTGATGACGACGGCCGCCCGAGCGATAATGAGAGCGAGGATGGACTTGATAATCGTGCTCACGCCTCCTCCTCACCAGTAGCGCCCTCGGCGGCTGCCCTCGCGGCCAGCTCTTCCTCGGTCGGATTGTCTTCCGGAACGTAGATCTCGTCCTCGGCGTGGTACTCCAGCTTGGCGTTGAGATCCTTGCGTTCCTCGACCCACGAAAGTTGGCAGGCGAAGTTGTGGAAGCGCTTGAGCACCCCACGCCCCGACTTGACGCCGAGGTAGATGTTCGCCTCGGGTACGTCGTTGGGGTCTGCTGCCGTCGCTTCGTCCGAGATCAGCACTTCGCGCTGTGCCTTCAGCATCATGTACAAGTACGGCGCGAGGATGTTGAGGTCCTCGCCGCAGCCGTCACAGACGACAACGGTCTGCGGCAGCGTGTCATTCGCCATGCGGCTCTCCTTCTTCGGTGACGCCCCTGAACACTTCCGCAGCCGCTTCGTCGCCGATCATCGCCGCCAGCTGATCTTTCGTCAGCTCGACGATCTGCTCGTTTTGCGTACCGAGGTCTTCGACGGAACCGTCAGCGCGCTTGACGACGACGCCCATCGAGACCTTCTTCTTGACAGTCGCTTCACCACGCTGATTCAAGCTCGACACGTTCCCTCCTTGTGATGTTGCGGGGGACGGGCGTCCCCCGCCCACATCACTGCTGTCCGGCGATCTTGTTCAGACGCTTGACGACGCCCGATCGGGGATCGCCGCCTGTCGCGATGTTCTCCGCTTCGAGGAGTCGGCGTGCGGTGTCCGGGTCCTCCTCGGCCATCGCAACGGTCTCGTCCTCGTTCGGCCTGTTCTCGCGGATGTACTCGGCCAGCTCGTGCTCGCCCCACTCCGTGAAGTTGGACTCGTCGCTGCCGCCTTCCCCGGCTTCCAGAGCTTGCTGCTCGGGCTCCGTGCCCATGTCCAGCTCCTCGGTCGTGTAGAAGGCGCCCGTCGCCTCGCCGCGAGCGAGGTTGAACGGGGTGCAGAGTTCCTCAGGCAGCACTTCGCCGCGGCCGAGCAACCGCTCAGTCGCGATCTGCTCACCCGGCCTCATCGGATCGTCGATGATGACCTGTGCCGGGAAGAAGAGGTCCTTGATGGTCCTCGTGCCCTGCCCCTCGAACTCGGGCTTGCTCTTGTATGTCTCGTCGGCCATGTCCCGTCTCCTAGGTGAGCCCGGAGAACTTGATGACCGCGAGCGGGTTGTCCACGAACATGACCGGCCGGACGCTCGTCTGCGTCCAGGTCTGCTGCCGACCATCGGCGTCCCGCCACGTCTCCGTCGCGAGCGGCTGCTCGATGCGCATCTGCCCGACCTGTCCTTCCGCGACGGCGAACGCCGTACCGGCCGCGACGCGGTTCGTCACGAAGACGCTGAGGCCGAGCGAGTCGAGTAGCTCGCCCAGGAAGTTGCCGTAGATGGTTGCCAGGCTGAGGTACTGCGCCGGGTTCAGGACCCAGAGGTCGTAGACGACCCCCATCTCCTCGACTTCCGCCTGGTACTGCGCAGCCGCGAAGTCCGCTGCCGGCCAAGCATTGGCGTTAGTCGCGCTGGAACCCGTCGTGATGACCGATCCCCAGCTGTGCCCCGTCGCCGTACGGCTGTTCGCCGTAACGGCGGCGTTCAGTACCTCGACCGCCCGCTGGTTGATCTTGCGAACGATCGTGTTCGCCAGCTGGCGAATGTGCCGGGTGTAGACCGACACGTCGTTGCGGTCACGCGCTTCGTCGGTGACGAAGAACTTGCCGCCCCACTTCTCGACCGCCGCGACCTGCGGCGCGCGCCGCAAGCTCGTGACGATCGGGAACTCGCCGCCTGGCGCAACGCGACCGATGTCGCGCTCCAGGTAGATGTCGTTCGTGAGCACCACGTCGTAGACGACCGCGCCTCCGGTGACGCCACCGGAGTTGGTGAAGACGCGGTCAGCGAAGAAGCGCTGAAGCGTCAGATCCATCACCGTCCGCGTCACGCGCGTCGGCTGCTGAAGGGCCAGATCGACGGAGTACGTCGTCCCGGACATCGTCGGCGGACCGAGCGGATGCGCAACCGGGTTGGGGTACGAAGGCACTGCTGCCTTGATGAACTCGGACGCCTCGATGATGCCCGGTTGGCCGGGCACAAACACCTTCTTGCTCATGCGGTTCCCTCCTTTCCTCAGATCAGCGCGATCTCGGCGTCCTGGTTGGCACCAGTGGTCGCGTTCATGCAGACCCCGACGACGATGTTGGTCGATGTCCAGACGACGGCGTTGCCATTCGCGTCCGTCATGACCTCGGAGCCAGCAGGAATCGCAGCGCCGCTGTTGACCGGAACGATACCCGCCCGGATGATGTCCACTACGTCACCGGATGCGGCATCCCAGGCCGCGACACCGATGACGCGCTTGCCGGCGCCCTGTGCGCCGGAAGCACCCGGCATGCCGACCGAGTACAGGTTCGACTGGTCGGTTGGCGGATCCGCGAGCCCCGGCCCGCCGTAGCGGTTGCCGGTGATCTGTAGGAACCGCTTGCCGGTGACCGCAGCGGAGCACTTCCCGCTCGGCCACTGTCCCGGCTCGAAGTACGGGATGCAGTCGTTGGCCATCCCCTAACCCTCCTTCGCGGTTGTGACGCGCCCGCGCTGCCGAGCCGCGCGCGCCTGGATTGCCGGGACTTCTGGGAACCAGTCACCCGGCAGGCCTTCGCCCGGCGCCCCGTTTGCTCCGGCCTGGACTTCCTCGCCCCCGGCTGACGTCCCCCGCTCGCTGACCGGGATGATGCCGGACGCCAGGTCGTTGATGAGCTTGGTCGTTCCCTCGCGATCGGCCGCGAGGAGCTTCTGGTAGTGCCCGCGCCGCGACGGCGGAAACTTGCCGTCGCCGATGGCGTTGTCGATCAGGGCGTTGTCGGCCGCGGCGACGCGATCGTCCTCGTGCCGTCGCGCGAGCTGAGCGTTGGCCTGAAGCGCTTCCCAGGTCGCCTTGTCCACGCGCACGGTACCGTCCTCGGCGACCGAGGGTGTGCCGTTGGTGGTGCCAGCGTTGACGGGGCTTGCCTGCTGCTGTCCGCCCGCGCCCTGCGTAGCGCCTTCGCCTTCACCTTCGCTGTCGTCGTCGTTGTCGTCGCCGTCGTCGCCGTCAGCGTCGCCTTCCTCTCCTTCGGTAGTCGAGGCTGCGACGAATGCCATTTGCGGATCGGCCAAACGGGCGAGGACTTCCTCTTCCGTGGCCTCCTCGGGCAGGCCGAGCTTGGCGGCGAGTGCAACGCGCTGCTCCTCGTCCATGCTTCCTCCCTGTGTGTCGGTTGACGCCGCCAGGTTCTTGACGTAGTCCGGCGGATCTTGCTTGATGGTGCCGTACGCCGCCACAATCCTCTTGGCGGCGGCCTTCTTGGCTGCCGGACACGCCTTAGTGCCCTTGAGCCGACCTGCTGCTGCTGCGACGCCGTTGCTGTTGAGGGCGCCACCGGGCTCCCTGATAGGAAGGGAGTAGCGTTCCTTGGGCGGACGGTTCTTCCAGTCGGCCGCGCAATCGGCGCGATCGAGTACGCAAGACGAAGCGTACTGCTCGTCCGTGAACCGACTGGCACTGCCGTCCCAAGGCCCGTTGCTGACGGAAGCCGCGGCGATGCTCGCCTCGGGATCCTCGACTTCGTCACGAGACTCCTCACGAGTCCTGTACACGATCGTCGGGTTGGGATCGGTCATCGCGATCCCTGCCGCAACGTAGCTCGCGGCAACATTCTGATCGACTGGCTGGTCCTCGTAGCGGATCTTGACGGGGATCGGGTCTGCGAAGTTGACGTTGTCGCCCTTGATATCGTACTCGACGCGGTACAAGCCGCCCTCCCCGTCATCGACAATCAACTGCCCCTTGCCGCTGATGGCCTGCTGAACGCGAATCCACCACCACTGAGTGGCCGGATCGTTCGCAGCGTCCAGTTGGTCGTAGTACGCCCGCCGAATGTCCTCGACGTTCATCTCCGCCGCGAGAGCAGTTGCCCGAAGCGTGACGGGATGCGTGATGGCCGTTGTTTTCATTGCCCTCCTTTCCCGTCAGATGCGGCCACCTGCATCTTGACGTCCTCTGGCCCCTTCGCACTCAAGAGCACAGGAATGTCCTCCAGCGTGCTTACTCCGGGCCACATAACACCGAGTTGCTTCACGGCAGTGATGATGAGAGGATACTTGTTACCTGTCACCGTCGTGACGTTCGTACTGCCTTCGATCGAGCGGTTCGGATAGGCAACAGACATGATCTTCGCGAGCCATTCGGGCACGCCCATGTAGTCGCCCACGATCGTCTGTTCGTTCGCGCTAAGTCGCATGTTCTCGACGCGACCGAGCGCCGGTTCGCCATCGCCGTTGAATCGCGGATCGTCGTGACCGAGGCCGATGCGCGGCGCGACGACTGCCGGATCGCCCTGCGCCTCGACGGCCAACGCCAGGTCCTCCGGCGTGAACGTATGGTCGCCAGTCGATAGCGGATAGGAGATGCCGGTTTCGCAGATCGGCACGTTCGTGATGCACCAGAACGACGTTCCGCTGACTGACAACATCTCTAGCCCGCTGTCTGAAGCAGCTTGAAGAGCAGCCTCGATCGTCGGCGGATCGACTTCGACCGTCTGCGTCGTAGCGACGACCGCCGCAACGTTCACGTAGAGCGCCTTCATGTGATCGAGGGCTTCTGCTTTCGTCGGGTGGCAGCCGCCGGGAACAGGTTTGTCGTCGCCTTTCCTGTAGACGCACCAACTTGAACCGCTCTTCTTGACGACGTACGGCATGACTACGGGTTCAGCCCGGTGCTCCTCGACTGGTTGAGGATCATCGAGAGCATCTTGCCGCGCAGCGCGTACCGGCCCGCTTCCTCGCGCGGCTCGGCGTACGGCCCGGCGACGGGCATGCCGCCCGCGCTCGCCCGACCGGCCGGGCTGATGCCCGGCGAGCCGATGTTCGAGTTGGAGTTGAGTACCTTCGCCACATCAGCCTCCTACTTCACGACGCTTTGCGCCACGCCCTTGCCGCCGCCCGTCTTCGCTGGCGTCTGCTGAGGGCGAGGCGCCTTGTGTAGCGGCGGCCCCTTCGGGCCGGTGCTTTTGCCTCCGCTTCCTGTGGCCATCACTTCCCCTTTCTGAAAATCGGCCACCGCATATCGCCCTTTCGAGGCGGCTGATGACCCTGACGAAACCGGAAGGGGTTGTTGGGCGCCCCTTGCGGTTGAAACGTGCTGTTCCCAGTCGGAACCTTCATGCCCGACTGCTCGATGTTGAACGACATGATTTGATTGCTCATCCGATCGCCATCCCATGGCCGTCGGGCGGGCGTCGTTCGTCAGGCGCCCGGGAGGAGGGAGCGAGCCCCTTGAGCCTTGCAACGATGCGCCCGCCCGTTCGGCCGTCAGACGCTTTTGTCGAGGGCGGACCCGACGCCGGTGTCTGACCCCCGGCAGGCGGTTGCTCTCCTGCCGAAGACGGGGCCGCCGGGCCGGGGCCAATGGCCGGGCCGGTGGGCGGCGGCGCAGCGGGCGCTCGGGCGACATCGAGCGGCGAAGGCGCACCTTTCATTTTGCGCGGCGCCCCTATCTCGTCGCGCAGAGCAGCCTCCAGATCGTCGTCTACGACGATAATGCCAGCATCGACCGCCTTCGCCAGATCGTTCACAGAAATGTCGGGGTCACGATCGTAAGTGAGTAGCGGCACGACATCGACATCCTCGCCGTAGTTCCAGTCCACCCAATCCTCGATCACGTGTTCACAGAAGATATCGACGAACCACTGCGCCAACGTCTCCTGCCCTTCCCGGAACCAGTCGATGAACGACGCGCCGAGTGCCCGAGAGCCCGTCTGCGTCATTCCGAGCTGCAAGAACATCATGAGCCAGAAGCGCGCCATCGCCTCATCGTGATACCGCATCGACTCGACGGCGGTGCCGCGGCTACCTCGCATGATCTCCCAGTTCGTGCCGTACGGCACAGCGCCGCCCGACTGATCACCAACGCGAATGCTCTGCGCCATCTGAGAAATCGCCTCGACTTCGGCTTGCGTCGCGCCCGGCGGAGCAATACCGATCGGCACACCGCCGCCCCTCGCATGGTTAACGGCGTCGATGCGCATGAGGCGGTCCTTGATCATCCAGTTCTTGTAGCACTCGCGGAAGAGGCTGCGGCCGAACCAGTTGGCTCCTTCGAGGTCCCACACGTACGCAACGAGGCGATCGACTGGAATCTGCGGCAGATCTATCAAAGGCACGCCGCCCTGTCCAGGATTCGCAGAGATGTTCTGTTGAATAGACACGAGGCCGCCGTCGCTCGCGACGTTGATCTGCAAAATCGTGTTGGGCATCCGCTCGGAGAGCTTGCGAAGGTGCCAGAACTGCGGCTGAGGGGCTCCCCACTGCGCTCCGTCGTTAACGATGTCCCCCGTCTGCTCGAAGAACATATGCCCGTAAACAAGCGCCAGAAGGGCCTTGCGTATGTGATCGTCGAAGATGAAGCGGCGCTTTCTACGCCGTTGCGGCTCCGCTTCCTCCTCGCCTTGAATCGGTAGGCCAAGATCTGCCGACAAGGCCGCGACCATCTTGTCGTCGGCGTGGTTCGGGTCGATCTTCCAGTCGTAGCGCCGAATCGGTAGCACAGAGCCGCGGTACAAAGCACCCATTTGTGTATCGGCGCGCATCTTTTGATACGTCGCTACGCTCGACGGCCACACTAGCTCGGGGACGAACTCCTGCACGTCCATGATCGGATAGACGAACTTCGCCATTCCCGCCGGGCTGAACACGCCCTGAAGTACGGCCCCGATTTCCTGAGTCGGCGCCCCGCGCGGGGCATCGACAAGTTCGCTTATCGCAATACCCATCTAGTGCGCGACCTCCACTGCCGCCATGGCCTCGCCCTGGTCCGCGAACAACTGCTCGAAGTCCGTTTGATGCATGTAGAAGCTGCCCTTGACGCCCCAGGAGTCGCCCCAGCTGTTCAAGAAACTGAGCACCTTGGACGTCGGGTCGTAGCCCTGCCACAAATAGCAGTGTCCGCCCGCGACGCCGCCCGTCGGCTTGACAAAGCCGTCCTTGTCGGGGTTGAACATGTCGTTCATCCAGTCGGTACCGACGACAACCGGCCCGCTCGTCAGCAAGAACTGCGCGGCCTCAGCGATCGACGCCGCGAAAGCATAAGTCGTCAGCAAGGCACGATTCTGAAGCGCCTTCGCCAGCGAACGTACGTCCGAGCCGTCTTCCTGCTTCGGCTCGCCGTCGATGACCTTGCACTCGTAGTAGATGGCGTGCCCGTCGTCGGCCGTGTAGTGGTCGTCGATCGGCAGCGTATTGCCCCATTGTGCGCCGCCGAAGCCGACGCAATGCGGTGTGTTGCCCTGATCGAGTACGGCCTCCGGGTCGCTCCACACTACGGCGACGTTTTTCGGCGGCGGCGGCGGAGGGTTGACCGGGATGTAGCCTTCCTTGATGAATAGCTGGGTGAACATGTTCTTCGTCGCGAGAGCTGTACGCGACTTGAGCATAGCGGCGTATGCCGCCAGGAAGGGGTCGGTCGATTCGCCCTTGAGATCTGCCTTGTCGAGACCTGTTCCGAGCAGATACGCCGAAAGCGGAATGTCGCGCGGGTCCAGTGGGGAAGGGCGCCTGCCCAGTAGATGAGGTCCGATCTTGTCGGGCATCTAGGTCTCCTAAGCCACCTTGTAGTGGCGCATTTGGTTAATTGCCCCGTAGTTGTACGGCAAGAGTGACATCGGATAGTGCCCGTGCGATATGACCGAGGCGACGCCGTTCACCTTGCCAACGTACACCGCCACGTGCGTCGGGTCGCCCTTGCGGAACCCAGGGCTGCTCGACGAAGCGAAGTAGTAGAAGATGAGGTCGCCGGGCTTCAGGTCATCGACGCTAGTGACCTGCGTACCGTGGTCGATCAGCGTGCCGGTGTAACCCTCGCCGCGAGGAACGTCGCCGTTCGGATTCGGAGCACCGCCCGCGAGTTGGCAGTTCGTCGCGAACGCCGAGCAATCCCAACGAGGCGGCACGATCGGCGGCAAACAAACCGTGAACGGGCGGAACTGAGAGTAGGCAATCGACATACGTCGCCCGTACCAGAACCAAGCCGCCGCGACGATGCGAGTGCGTACTGCCGCGTCAGGCGACTTCGCGAACTGTGCGCAGAAGTTCTTGGCCGCCTGTACAGCAACGCTGTCGAACAGCGGCTCGCCCTTGTGAGGACCGGCGCGAACGACGGCCTTCTCCATAGACGAATGTGCGATCGCACCGAGTACCGGCGCCGAGCCGAGCCCGTGAACGTGCTTGTACTCCATGAGCGCGTTTATGAAGTACGGCCCGGCCAGGTCACTGAAGTTCGTCCAAGGGTAGGCGTGCGGATTCCAGCGCGACAGGGCTCGCTTATGAGCAATCACGTCGCCGCCGTGATTGCCTTCGTGTATCTCGCGGCAGAATGCTACGTCAACCGCCATCGTCTTCCTCCGTACCGCGATCGGCGTGACTCGCCGGAACGATCGGATGCTCACGATCCGGGCTGTCTTCGCGAGAGTCCGGCGACACCTTGTCGAACGACACGATGTCAGGATCAGGAATCGTCTGGTCTTCTGCTGTACTCACATCACACGCTCCATGAGGTCTTCGGCGAGGGGCTCCTCCGCCGGGCCAAGATCACCGACGATCTGCTCAGCGGTCAAACCGATGCTGACGGTCGAAAGGACTGCCGCGTCCGCTCGGTCGGGCGAAGCGACGCCGCGGCGCTTCATTTCTTCCTTCGACTCGATCACGATACGTTGGCTAGAGTCGATCCAGAACTTGATGTCCTGAAGCTGTCGCGAAAGGTCGGTGTCTTCCGGGTCGAGATCGATCAAACCTCCGTCGATCATTTCGCGGAACCCCCAGTACACTTCTGCCCGCCGATTCCTGAACTTGTTGAAGCGAAGGGCGCGAGCACTACCCTCGAACGGAATGACCTCGAAACCTTGCTCGCGCAAGCGATCGACGATGCCGGCGCCGACGCCGATCGCGTCGGCGTTCGCCGGTATGCGCAGAGGAAAGTGCGAGCTGAGTATGCCGCCGATACGACCGGCCGATCGCATCGTGTCCATCTGCCCCCAGGTGTCGATATGTCGAACCTGTCCGCCGCGCTGCCGATACACCGACGACTTGGCCGCGCCCTCGCGCGCCAAGTCGATGCCGTAGCGCCCCGTTTCGAAGCCGGGCAAGCTGAGGTCGTGCGCCTTCTTGATCATCGCAGGCGAGATCAGGAACTCGTCGGAGACGTCCGGGAATTCTGCATCGACCTTGCTACGCCAGTAGTTGCTACCGCGGCCCCAGTCCTTCTCGCGCTCGGCTACCCACTCCGGCGACGGCAGATCCATACGAAGGTCGTCCGGCACTTCCTCGCCGGTGAAGTTCGGCGTATCCCAGACAGGAATCGAGATGACGTTCCAGGAAGTGCCCGGCTTACAAATCGTCGCGAAGTGACTGCCCGCGTCGTCCGGGTTGCCGATCGCCAGAACACGGGCGTAGGGGTTGGTCATGAGCGTAAGCACCGCTTGCCACAACTGGTACGGAATCCCACACGCCTCGTCCAAGATGATCAAGACGTAGCGGGCGTGAATGCCCTGGAAGGCCTGCTCGTCGTAGTCAGCGGGCTTACGCCCCATCGCGATGAGTTCCTCATCGCGCTTGCCGGTACCCATGTACCAGTGGCATTCCATAGTGATCCTGCCGCGCAGGTCGCCCTTGCGGTGCGCGCGCTTGATTTCTCGCCAAAGAATCGCCTCGACCTGCGACCAGCTAGGCGCGCTCGTGACGACGAAAGCGCTGCCGAAGTCGTGCGAATCGAGCCACCAACAAGCGGCGCGCGCGGCCGTGAAGCTCTTGCCCGGCCCGTGGCACGCTTTGACCGCCGTGTAGCGGTTGTCGCGAACCGACTCCATGATCTCGACTTGCTTCGACCACAAGAACTCCTGCGTCTTGTCGGCCACCCAACCCACGGGATCGTGGAGATACTTATCCGGCTGCGGGAACAGCCGGTCGAGCGCAACGTCGATCGCCTCGGGCGGGAACACCGTCTTTACAGCCACGGCTGAAGTTCCTTCCACCAGGCGCCGCCGACATCGAAGCTCTGTTCCGGCGTGTAGACGCCGACCTGCCGCACCCCGGCCGCGCGAGCCTGCTGGCCGTATTCCTGCGGCGGTACGCGCGCCATAACGACGCCGCTGTTGTCGTACGGCGTGTAGGCTTCCGCGAGCGGCACGATATCCTGCGGCCGGTAGCCCTGCGCCGTCGCGACGCCGACGCAACCAGCCAAGTCGTAGCCGTTGCCCCAGCCGATCGCCCCGCGCGGATAGGCTTGCTGCGAGTAGACGATGCGGTTGCGGCGAATCGCGCCGTGATCGAGCGCCAGCTGCGGCTCGGTCGTCCAGCCGATCGGGAAGTCCGGCCCGAGTAGGGCGCGCACTCGGTCGGCCAACTCACCCGAGCGACCGCTTTGCTCGGCCTCTTTCTCGCCGTCGATGTACCAGGCGTGAACGCCGGTGTTATCGACGCACTCCTTGATCAGCGCCGCCTCGGTCGCCGGATCTTCACAGGTATTCCAGGAGTAGCCGCCCGGGATGCCGCCCCAGCCTTCGACAGCATCCGCCCAGTCCCTCAACCCGTTCGTCTGCCAGCGACGCTCCGCGCCAATCACGCCCTCCCCGAACACGAGGCGAAAGCCGTACGGCTGTAGAGCTTCTCGCAACGTTTCCGGCGGCGCGTTGACCATCGTAGCAACGAAAAACGGCGGCGTCTCGTACCAGAAGTCGTGCGGCGAATCGTGAGGGTCTGGTTGCTTGTGCGGGGCCTCTTGCGAGTTCAACCAAGCGCGCAGCTTCCACGCCCATTGGTAGCGCTTCGAGGAAAGGTCCTTGGGGATGCCCTTCGGCCGGGTGCCTTTTTGGCGATTCGGTTTGTTGCGCCATTCCCGCCAGGGATCGAACCAGTGCGGCAGAGGGTGCGGCTGACCGAAGTTCGGCGCTTTGACCGTCACGCTGCAACTTCCTCGACGTTACCATCTACAATTTCCTCGACCCCTGCCGGTAGCTCGCCGGGCGACATGCCGGTCTGAACCTGAATGAGTCGTTTCCGCACGATGTACGGCAGCTTCTCCTTCTGCTCCTCCGTCAGTTCCAGGTCGTCAGTGATGCCCTTGATCAACGAGGCGAGCATCTCACCGTACTGCTCGGCTAGCTTGACGGCGCGCTCCGCGAGGCCGAGCTTGATGGCCATCGCCGAAGCGTTGACCAGCTCCTTCATGGCCTCGTTGCGCGCCCGCACTAGCAAGTTGAACTGCCGACCGCCGATCGTGTGCTCGTACCACTTGTCTTCTTCGAGCTTCACGATCTCCTCGCTCAGCCAATCAACCTCCCCGGCCCGAATCTGAATCACCCAGATGATGGCGTCGAGCGGGTTGATCTCCTTCGGCGCCCCGAGCAGGATGGCTTGATTTCGAGATGACCTGTAGTCGGCCGACTTTTGATGTGTAGGAGTAGCCCCGCCGTGCCACTTACAAGCACCGACGCCAAGATGTCCCGTCCCCCAACCGGCCGGCATCCTACACCTAGCGCCGCTGCGATCCTTCTTCTTCGCGTTGCAAAACACAGACTTCTCTTCTAGCAACTTCTTCCTGCCGTCCGTACCGGGGCTCAAGATCCGCTTCGCGTGGCCGCGCGACCCGAGCAGCTGGTTGCGGCGATTCGCCTCGGCGTCCAGGTGCTGCCGAGCCCGCGTGTAAGCCGACTCTGCGCCGACGCCCGCCTCGCGCTTGCGACGCGCCGCCTGGCGGGGCGTCTCTTCCCTTTTGGCCCTACGCGGCATGCGAAGGCTCCCGGATCACGAGCGTCGCCGGTCGCAAGTCGAGTAAGCGGTCGATCTCTTGTCGGCGCACACCGTTCTCGAACTCTTCATCTGGGTGGTCTTTGATCTCTTGCCAGAAGCGGGTGATCTCTAGGTCACACTCCGCCTGGGTGAGCATCTGGCTACGGAACGGGCCTCATGGGCCATTTGCCCTGAACGATTCTGTGGTTTGTACGTCGCACGCTGCCCGGCGTCGCCAGGCTGCCAGCTCGCATATCAACCTCGAAGCCGAGCGGGACGACCTGTCCCCAGCCTGGCTGAACGGGTTGCCAATCCCGAGGGTGCACTGCCGGCCGATACAGCCACGGTGCCAACTGTAACGTCGTTGCCATCGGGTCGATAGCTTAGCGCCTTTGGCACGCCCGCGCGAGGAGGCCGCAACTTTCCCTATGGATAAAGGGAAGTGTGCCCGCGCGTGCACGCGCGCGCGAGGGGCTGACTAGAGCCGCCGATAACTCGTGATCACAATTGATACGCCGAGGCGATGAAAATGACGAAACCGCCGCGATTTGGCGACCGGCCGGTAGCCGTGAACACGCACGTTCAACCGAGGTATGGCGACGCCCCACGACATGAGGCACGGCTTATTTGATGAAACCATTTAGAAAGTATGCGAGGTGCCGCCAAGCCGCGCGCTCGTGATCCTTGCCTTTGACCCAAAGGCCCCAGCGCTTCAGCCGAGCGTCGCTGGCGAAGTTCATGGCCTGGCTCGATAGCTGCCAATGCGTGGCCAGCGGGCCGAGCGGCCACCAATCCCTCGCCTCGAACTCGTCGGCGCGGCCGAGCCGATAGCCCCAGGTCGCCCAGGCCACCTTACACGCCAGCAATATATCGCTGCCGGGCGGCGTGTTCGGGCCGAGCTGAAAGTCCTCGCAAACGAAGTACACCCGCGACGGATCAATTTCGTGTACCTCGACGCAAACTCGGTAGAACGTGCGCCAAAGGCTCGCGATCTGCCGAGCCTGCCTACCGGGGTCGCCCTCGTACGTCACAGAGTTGGCGTCGCGCTTGTCAGCCAGCGCGTCGTACAGCGACTCTGACTTCTCGTCGAACGCGCCGAAGGCGACGCCGGTATGCCCGCCAGGGTCGATGGCGAAGATGCCGATCAACCGATTTCCTTCTCTAGCTCCTCGACCGTGATCTGCGTCAGGCACTTTGGGCAAGTCCAGATCATGCGAGCGGCGTCGTACTTACAGAACGCGCGACAGGCCCAACAAATAACTCGGATCATGTGACTCCCTCGGCTATCAGCTGGTCGCGACGAATCATGAGCAAGCTACCGAGAAAGTTGAAGCCGATCAGCGGTATGTTGCCGTCACGGTGCCAAACCTTCATATCCGGCACCCGGTTGTTGTTCGTGAAGTAACAGGCGCCCCAGTACAGGTCGCCCCAATGATTGCCCTCGACGAGCGTGTAGCCGCGGGTGCGAACGAGTTGCTGCGCAAGGTGACGGTTGCGAGTCGGCGAGAACTTCGAGCGAATGACCCGCGACATCATCTCGACGCGCCTGTCGTCCCACTCTGGCCGCAACTCGATTTTGCGGCCGTAGCGCTTCGCTTCGAGCGGCGTCTCGATTTGAGCAACCTTCCGTTTTATGCGTGGGTCGATCGTCTTGAGCGACACGAAGGCGTGCTCGCCCGACGGGTACCAGATATTGCCGAGCAGCACCGGCGACAGGTAGAAGTTGCTCAAAAAGTGCTCGTCGCCGGTGAAGTGCGTAATGACTCCCAGCGGCGGCTGTCGTTTCCTCACGTCGCGGGCTCTGACCAGAAGATGCGTTTGCCGTCGCGATCGAGGAAGAAGTGGCGGCCCTGCCGGCAGTAGTCGAGCCGAAGAATGCCGTATTTGTTATCGACGAACATGCGCTCCGGCGCCTGTCCGACCTGGAGCTGTAGCTGCCGAGCGCCGTCTAGCTGTTCAGGTGTGATGTTCTGCGGATTCTCGATCTCGGGCATCACATGTCCCCGGCCGTGTACGTAACTTGCCGATCGTCGCGCTCGACCCAGCAATCTTGATCGTCCTGCCGAGTGCCGACGGCGAGGAACAGGCTACTACCCTCGCGCCATTCCGACTTGAACTTTTCGATCTGGTCGGACTCGTGCAACAGGCGCGTCTGCGGGAAGGCGCGCATGAACTCTTCAAGATTGGCCTCGAAGTATTCCGTCCGCTGTCGTTTGATGATGATCCTCCTGGGCATATTGGCCTCCTAGCGAGGCCGGGGGATGCCAGTCGTCCCCCGGCCTCGGTTCGCTGCTGTTAGCTTGCCGGCTCGAAGGTCACGTCCCCGATCGACTCGGCGGGGCCGGGCAGCACGGTCACGGTGCCCTGCGACGCCATCGCGTCGCCCGAGCTGTTGGTCGAGCTGACCGAGACTACTGCCGCGCCGGGATTGCCGGGCGTGACGGTGGCCGTGAGGCCGTCGCTGGACGCCGTTACCGTCGCCACGTTCTCGTCCGACGACGCCCAGACCGGCAGGTCGTCCGGCTCCGTGGGGTTGCCCTTCGCGTCGAGGAAGGTGACGCTCGCGGTCAGCTCGGAATCGACGTCCTTGACTGTGATTGCTCCCATCGAAATGTCCTCCTTGGTGACGAACGCGATGATCGAGACTCTGGCTTGGCCCGATAGCCCCAGGCCGATCTGTTCCGCTAGCTCGCGGAGCCCCTGCGCGAGCCGTTGAGCGTCGATACGCACTAACACATGTTGCCCCCTTTCAGTCGCAATGTTCCTCGCCCTCCCGGAAGAGCAGCCAGCGAGCGGTAAGTAAGGCCTCCCCAAACGATCTGACGAGCAAACCACCGACGATTACAACGAACAGAAGCGGGCTCCATATAATCACCCACATTTGCTCCCAAGCCGTGAGCACCTTCCATCGCCACCAAACAGCTCGAAATGCCCTCAACGTTCCTCCCGCGCCGTGCGGAAGCCGCCGGGTTGCGGTACGTACGGCGGTTCGCCGCTGTGTATGAACGTCTGCTCGGGTTGGAGCGTCCACTCAATCAAGTCCGGAATGCTGCCCGTGATGAAGTCGGTCATGAGGTACATCAACTCCGGCTGTACCGGGTACTCGCCGAGGAATACTGCCGAACGCTTGTCGTCGCGACCGGCCGCGAAGCCCGTTTCTAGGTGAGCGCTGCGCCCGCAAGGTAGGACGCAGATCGTGATATCTGCCCAGTACAGGTGACGCATGTCTCGCTCGAAGCCGCTGATTGCTTGAGCGTTGCCGAGCATTTCGAGGTAGGTCGTCGCTTCGAGCATTTCTTCGCGGTAGCCGGGCCGCACCAGCGACCAGTGAAAGCTCTCGCCCTCGCGAAAGTCGTACACGACGTGACCGACTTCCCGCAGCCCGTCGATAACGCTGTCGAGCGTCAGCATGTTCTTCCAGCTGCTCGCGACGTAGACGCGGCTCAACTATGCCCTTGTGTTGACGCTTTCGACGATGTCGTAGATTTGCCAGCCGGTGCGGACGTACTCGGCGGCGAACGCCCGCAGTTGCTCGCCGTCGCCGCGTCTACGAGCCGCAAATAGCCCTTCCTTGGCCGCCTCGCCGCGCACGAGCGCGTTCGCCAGGTCGATCGCCTGCTCTTCCGTAATGTTGATGCCTTCTTTGCCTATGTCGCCGTCCATGGCTCCCTCGGGTCGGTGGTCTCCCACAAGTGAAAGACGTGGTCTTGCGTCTGTACGTTGACGTAGCTCGCCCTCGGCGGCAAGAGCAAGCCGAAGGTGCGGTCGTCCGGCAACAGCCGGTAGCGAGCGACTTTGATCTCGTCCCAAGTCGGGTGCCGACTCGGGTGTGCGATACTGAGGTGCCAAAGCTGCTCGCCGTTCGCCCCGGCCGGTTCGCGGGCTCGTATGATCGAACAGCCGCCCATGACGAAAACGGCGAAGCCTGGCAACTCGCGTAGCTCTGCCGGCATCTCGTCCGGCACGCGCTGTTGTACGATACGAAGCTCCTGAAAGCCCGGTTCATGCGTGCCCGGTATCGGCAGGCGGCTCATTCGTCCTCTGCCGAGAACTGAATGGCGTCGAGGTACGCCTCCATGTCGGGTTCCTCGCGTAGCGTGAGTGGCTTCGCGGCGATTGCGTTCTTCGCGTCGAGCAACGCCTGGAAGGCCAGGTGCCACTGCGTCGAAGCGAGCTGAGCGGCGGTGTACTTCGGCTTGATACTGCCGGTGAGCCGCCCGTACCAGTAGGCGTAGGTCGTCGTCGTCTTGTGAATTGCGTCGGTAGCCGCGTCGATAAGCGCAACCGGGTCGGCGGCGGGCGGGCTGGGAGGCGGCGGTGGCGGGGGTGGGCTGGGCGGGCTGGGCGGGCTGGGCGGGCTAGGCGGCGGCGGGCTGGGTGGGCTCGGCGGCGGGCTGACCGCCGCGGCCCCGAGCCAGGCGAGCACTTCGGCCTGCGTCGTCGCCCGGATGATGCCGGAGGCGTACATGATCGTGTCCGGCTGCGACTCGAAGAGACCGTACTGGCAGTTCGGAGCGACGTAATGACCGACGTTGCCCCCGGTATTCACGTACGGCTGCCCAGTTGAGTCCTTGCAGCCCGAGCCGCGGTAAATGCCCTGCTTCATGAGACCGATGCCCGGCGAGTTGCCGTTGTTGTAGGTCTCCGTCCACCGCAGCGTCGGCCCGTTCACCGCCTGCCCGAGCACGAAGTCCTTGTCGAGCCCTGCGCGGCGGTAGTAGGTCGTAATGCTGCCGGACGGCCCCTTCGACCAAACGATGTGCATCATCACGTCGGTCCAGACGCCCCACTTGAACGCCGTCCCCGGCACGATCGTCACCCAACGGTTGACCTCCCAGCTGGCGCCGCCGCCGCTAGCCGGTGTGCAGTGCCCCGCGTTGTTGCTGATGTAGAGGCCGTTCCCGCCGAGGCTCATGAGTGCGGGTGGCGAGCCCACGAACGGCGTTATGCCGCCCGGCCCCTTCCAGGCGTAGTCGAAGCAGTAGAACTGCATGATCGCTAGGAAGTGAATCGGATCAACGAAGTCGGCTTCCGTCCGCAGCCCGAAGCCGTACCACTCGTCCGCCCCCTCGGTGATGAGCGCGCTGGCCTGGCTGTCCTTCCAGACGTAGGACTCTAGGCCCTCTCCCCAACCGAACTGACTGGCGCCGTTCGTCGATCGGTAGCGGGCGATGTTCTTGACTGCCCCGTGCGGCTCGGCGACGATCGAGAACTGCGGATCGAGGCCGAGATTGGCGTCGTAGGCGATGCCGCCCGGCCAGCCGTTGCCGGGGTTCGGCGTCTTCTGGTCGTCGTAGTGGCTGGTGCTGATGACCGTCATGCGTCCTCCTGTGTCTGCGGGTAGGGAACGTCGTCGTTGTAGACGCGGGTGTAGATGCCGGAATTGGTCGGCCTGCCGCAGTAGCAGCAGATCTCGTCCGGCCCTCGTTCGAGCGTGCCCTCGGGCACCGGGCGATCCGGGTTGTTGCTGTTCCAGCACGCGAAGCATGCGCACTGCCGCGAGACGCCCGGCACCTACAACGCCTCCGGCGACGTGGGCTTGATATAGCTGTAGACGCACTCGACGTTGAGGGGGAGTACCTCGCCCTCGTGCGTCGCTTCCTCTACGAACACGAACAGCTCCTCGGGGCTGTCTACGACGAACAAGTTGCCGCCGTCCGGCAGCGACGTTTCGAAAACGCTGTCGTCGCGCTTCGGCATTAACTGCCGCAACTCGCCCGCGAGGCGATCGGCCAGCTTTGCCCAAAAACTGACCGTTGCTACGTCGTCGAAGCGGTCTAGCTCGCCTTGCGTGAGTTGCGCCTGCGCCGCGTCGTTGTCGGCGAGCAGCGCTTCGAGTCGGCTGCGCGTGCCTGTCCTCATGTACCTACCTCCTTGGGCCCCCATAGCGGGGCGTTCGCCTTTGCCTTGTACTCTTCGCCTTTCTACCTTGCCTTCCTGCGCGGAGCGGAGAGGAGTGGCATCTCCGATTCGCCCCGCCCCGCGCAGGTGAGGTAGGCGAACGGATAGCCTAGCGGATCTTCCGAGTTGGCGTCGAGGCGGCGTCGAGGCGGCCTAAACTCCGGGACGTCTCGGCCAAGCATCGAGTTGGGGAGGATCCTGTTGCTTGATCTCGTCTGTGTCGGCGTCTTGCGGATCTTGAGTTCTTGCAGGTTTCGGTTTGCTTGGGGGCTTTGTCAACTCCGCGAAGCTCGGGCGGGGCTCGATACGTTGTCTTGTCGCCCGGGAAAGCTCTCGAAGTTTGCTTGCTAACTGCCGCTGATGGGCGTACATCGTCGGGAGGCCGGGGGAGTAGCGGCTGCGGCGGTGATAGGCTTTCTCGGCGCCGGGTCCGTTGCCGAGCATAATGTCGGTTATCTCGTCAACGGCGTCGAGGAAGTCGGTGAGGACCGTCGTAGCGATCGGCATGATGTTTGAGTTAGCTCCTCTTCTTGAACTTGTGGAAAAGTTGTGTGTACGTGTCGGTTGAGCCCCAGAGAGTTGCGTAGGCAAGGGCTGCGAGCGTAATGAGATGCTGGTAAGTGTGCGGGAACGTCTCGATGAGTAGCACAAAATTTTCCACGACCAAGTACCAGGCCGCAATCCAGAGTAGGGCCTTTGCGTAGATCATGGTTCGTGCGTGTTTGTTACGTGTTTGTTGCGCTACTTCTGGAACTCTGCGATCTGATCTTCAGAGACGCCGGTTTGGATCATGAAGCGTATCGAATCTTCCGGGCCGATTATGAGGACCTCCCAATCTTCGAGGCCCGGAATCTGTACTGGCGAGTCGGGGCCGCCGAGTGTTCTGTGAATGGGCATGTCGTTGCGGAGCTTGAGGATGTTGGTCTCGCTGAGGCCGAGTATGAGGCGCTTTTTCTGGTTGGGTGCGTTAGAAGTTGCGATGAACATAGAGATCCTCTTTGAGAAGAATTGCGACGAAAAGGATGAGGGCGATCTCAGAATGTATGCGGCCCTCTATCTTAGAGATCATCCCTTGAGCCCACAGGGTGTGTATCGTGTAATTTGCCTCGGCACGGCTGTAATTGAGCATCTCTTCCATGCCCCTCCTTGTGAAGCCCTTATACCTTGTTTGGAAGAGGAACGTTGCAAGGCCAGGATTACGGGCCATAATCTCAGCAAGGTTGCGTCGGCTGACGTCAGGGTAGGATGTAGTGTTGGCGTCAGTTGCCATAGCGGCTATCCTCCGATCGTGTTTAGATTTTCTTGAACGGTGTGAATGTCTCGCAGAAGCTTGCGAAACGCCGGTTGGATGTACAAGCGGTGGTTGCCGGGGTCCTTGACGAACTTGAACTGCCGAAGTACGCCGACTAGCTCGATCGCCTCCTTGTATTGAAGGTTGCCGAAGTTCCTGACGTCTGATCTTGTGAAGTAGGTTGTCCGTTCGAGCAAGAACTCTGTGAAAGCCTTGTTCGCTAGCAAGTCTGCGGCTAGCTCAGCTTGTGTCTTGCGGTTGTAACCTTGGTTTGTGTCTTGCGGTTGTGACCCTGGTTTGTACCTGGGTTCTCTGTCTGCCAGGTTTGTGTCTATGTCCTTGCCGTCGCGGCGATCTTGTTCTGCCTGTGCCAAGTCGTCGCCGAGAACTGCGAGTCGAGAAACGAGTCGGCTGCTGAGTTGAACGTAGATCGTGTCCGTGAGCGGGCGGACTTGTGCCGCTGCCCTCAAGTACGGACGTGCTCGGGGGACGAGCCGGTAGATCGCTCTGTACACGGGTCTGGGCAGGGCGACGATGTACGTCGGGCCTTGATCCTTTGTTCTGCCGTACTCGATCCGCATGGCGTTGCTGTACAGGAGTTCGAGGAAGGATTTGACTGTCAGTTCTGTAGCTACTCGTGGCATAGTGCCGTGCCAACTTTCTGTTGGATCCTGTTTGGATCCTGTTTGGATCCTGTTTGGATCCAGTTCGGGGTCGATACTAGCGGATTCTCCGGATTGGCGTCGAGTCCCTGTCACGCGC